GTTTCCTTATTTGTTTCCTTATTTGTTTCCTTATTTGTTTCCTTATTTGTTTCCTTATTTGTTTCCTTATTTGTTTCCTTATTTGTTTCCTTATTATTATATAAAGCATATTCATAATGAAGTTCGTCTTGATTAATTAAATATATTGTGTTTGATACTTCGTGTTCATTAATCTTAAATTGGTTCATATCTTTTTTAATTTGCATAATAATATTACAACTTTTAAGTAATTCTGTCATAAAATTAACTTCTATTTCAGATGTTACCCAAGCACCCATTGTTTCTATGACACCTTTAATTTCTTTAACGAAATTTTCTTTTATGTAATCATCATCTCTTTTATCATCAACTCTTTTATCATCATCTCTTTTATCATTATCTCTTTTATCATTATCTATTTTTTTGTTTCCAAAATACTTTTCAATTATTTTTTTAATATTTTCGCTAAAACCTTCAATGTACACATTCATATGTTTTTTTTTGTTTAATAATTCTATTAATTTTTCTTTATTTAAATCTTCTGATTTTTCATCTTCTTCTAATTCTATTTTTTCTTTAATTTCTTCTAATTCTTTATCATCTTTTGTTTTTTTTAATTTATTAATAATTTCATGTAAATATTTATCTTCTTTTGCATATTCATTAATTGATTCAAAAAACGAATTTAAATCTATATTTTCACTTATAAAAACTCTTATATCTTTAATAAAGGATTTTTCGTTATTAATGCTAATTATTGCACGATGATTATCTTTTAAACATTTTACAAATTTATCTAATAATTTTGGTGTATCTCTCAATGATCTGAATATAGAACTGAAAAAACAATTTCCATCAGTTAACGATGTCTGTTTCGTAAAAAGTCTATATGATGAACCATCTTCTTCATCATTATCTTCATCATCATTATCTTCATCAAAAATATCAGAATCGTAGTCTTTTTTTTCTTCTTTATTTTTACGATTTTCTTTATGATAATGTTTTAAAATATTTTCTTCATTTTCTTTGTAATATTGCTCTGGATTAAAATCTTCATTAAATTGATCTTTGTTACTATGTTCATCATTTAAGATATTTTCTTTGTAAATTATTTCTTTTTTTTTTATTATTTGTGGTACTTTGTTTTCTTTCCTCAGTAAAATACCTTCAATGCATTTTATTTTCAATTTATCATCTTTTATTATATCAAAATTAGATAGTTTATCATTTATATAAAATATTGAACGCAATATACAATCATCTTGTGAAGATATTATAACATCAGAAAAACATTCGTATTTTGAAGATAATATTATCTGTAATTTATATATTGCAATTTTAATATCATTTTCATCGTTACTATTTAACAATAAAATATTGTGCATTATATGTTTCCATATCAGTTTCAATATAACATTAATCTCATTGAAATTAAAATTTTGAAATTTATTTCCATGTACTCTTATTAATTCTACAAAAAAATTAGGTAATATTAAATTTTCATCTACTTTTTCATCAAGATTTTTATTATAAAAAACATTTAATATTTTATTTATATATTTAATATCAACAGTTATATTTTGGTTTTTAACCAAAGTTAGACAAGATATAATATTAAAAATAATCGAACAAGTATATTGTGTTTGTAAAGTTAACCATCTACGCATAAATAAGTCGTTCTCAATAAAATGTGCAATATTATTGATTGATCCTTTAAAATTTATATTTAATTTTTTACTTAGGTGTGATAATAAAGTTCCAAGCCAGTTTTTACCGTATTTTATTTTGTCAATATATTCAATACCAATATCTTGGTCTTTATCTATAAATAAAATTTCATTATTTTTACATATAGATAATATATGTAATAACGAGTATGTATTTTCATCAGGATTAAAGTAATCAGTACCTTCATCCCATCTAAATTTAGATTCAATTGCTTTATCAAGATATTGTTTTTTTGTTTTTATGTATTCTTCTCCTTTTATTTGAGGAAGAAAACTATATTTTTTTTTGATAGTTTCCGTAATATAATCAAAAATAGTATCATATTCGTGTATTTTTGTTCCATCTATTTTAGTGTGAATCGATAAATTAAAATCAGAATCGTCAAATATATAAAAATCATTTTCATTATCATTATAATTTTTATCCTTGCATTCTTTATTTATATCCAAATTTTCAAAAAAATTAACGTCTTCCAAACTTACCGACGAATCAATTACAAGAGAAATTTCTTCATTAATATTGCGAGTTAAATCTTCGTCCAATAAACCTTCGTAATATAATTGCGATACAGAAATAATAATATTTTTTATTTTAAAATGATTCAAACTATTTATTAGTTCTATTTTTTGATCTTCTGAAATATTTTGTTTATTTTTTGATATCAAGTTTGTTATATACATATCAAAAATAATATTTTCCTTTCTGTTATTATAAATATTGTACATTTGTCTGATTCGTGAAATACCATTAACTTCTGATTTTAAAAAATACTTTACTAATAGAACTGGATCATCAAACGAACATTTTAAAATTTTATTTAAATCAACTCTTTTTTTATCAAAACATAATTCTTGATGATTTAATAATGATTTTGATGATTCTGTACGTAATCCACAACCATAACAAGTATATCCGTCTTTATTTATGATAGGATAATCATTTTCTCTATATAATGATACATAATCAACAGGTAACTTGCTTTTTATTTTATCTTCGCCATATGTTTTTATAATTTCATCGAAACTTATTTCATCAGATTTTTTTCCTGTGATAATAGAAATATATTTATCTAAAAAAGATTCATTGTCTCTACGTACATTTTCAAGAATCATTAAAACAAGAAACGGTTTATATAAAATATCTTCTTCGTATTGTTTTCTCAATTTAAATCTTATATTCTCCAACAATTTTCCTAACATATTAGTTTCTTCTGTATTAATAATAGTTTTATCTTTTTTCGATAAGAACGCGGATTGTAAACTTTTTACATTTTCGAACATTTGTCCTACCATACCTCCTAACGCATTAGTTTCTTCTTTTTTTGGTATTTCTGATCGGAACTTAGATTTTATTTCTTCAATTTTAAGAGGTAATACAGAATTGTTATTTAATAACGAATTGTCTTCGGTGCTATCTCTTTCACTGTATTTAAAACCAATATCAGGAATACAACCAAACATATAATGATTTATTGATTTAGTTCCAAGAAATTCGTCTGCTGGATTATTATATATTAGTTTCATGTTACCAGTTTTTAATAAAAAATTTCTATATTTTGGAATACTGAATTTTTTTTCAAGACATTCTTCTAATAATTTAATGATAATTCCGTGATAAATAATACTTGAAAAGTTCATAAAGTTTGTGTACAATAGTTTATGATTTTTAACTGATAATAATTGTTGCCTGTAAGAATTGTATTCATATGGTATAATATTTACATAAATATATTGTGACACGCTTTCCCATTCTTGATTATCAATTATAAATGGATATTTATAATGATTGCTTAATAAACCAAATGGTAGTTCATCTTCTGATGATATTGTTATAATGGATGACATTTTATTGTAAGCAGAGAAAATTTTTAGATTACAATAAATATTTTTTTTTGATTTAAATAAACATATATAGTAAAATAAATATGTCAGGGCTTTTATTTTTATCTAGTGACGATTTTGTTTTGTCAAAAGGTACTAAGGGAACCATTTTATGTACTTCAATTCCTGGTTTCTCATTAATATTATTTTATTCAACACAATGTCCTCATTGTCAACATCTTATACCCATTTTTAAAAAATTACCCGGTACTATTGGTGGATGTCAATTTGGTATGGTTAACGTAAGTACTAATAAAAATTGTATTAGAATGTCTAAAGATACGATTGCACCAATAACATATGTTCCTTATGTTGTATTATATGTCAATGGAAGACCATTTATGAGATACGGAGGTCCAGCGGAACTTTCTGAGATTAAACGGTTTGTTATAGATGTCGCACAGAAAATTGAAACTAAACAAAAATTTTCAAATGAGAACGTTAGAGAAGATCCAAGAGGAAGAATACCTGCTTATACGATAGGAATTCCAAAATGTGAAGGAGACGAATGTTATTTCCCTTTTAACGAAGCGTATACAAAACTTAATTAAAACTAATTAAGGTATTATTTTATATCAAAAATAAAATAATACCTATAAATTATAATAGAATTTTATAATTTTATAAAAAAATTTATAATTCAAGAATGATTTATGATTTATTAATTAATGAATCAAAAGAAACAGGATTATAGTTAATCGACTTTAAGATTTTACTTGTACTTTCATTATAAACAACATAATATTTTTCATCTGGACTTAATCTATAAGTTGGAGAATCATATCTTGAATCATTTTTATAATATTCAACCGTTGCAATGGCTTCTTTCTTATTCTTGCAAAGTTTACTCATATTTGATTTATGGACAAGGTCAAAAGCTTCATCTCCATTAATTCCAAAACAAGTAAACGCTCCATAAACGACATATAATATATCACTAAGAGCATCAATTGTTTCTTTAAAATCTTTTTTTTCAATTGAATCCTTTAACTCCTCGACTTCTTCTTTAATTAAATCTAGTCTATAATTAACCAATGCATGATTTTCATCGAAAATATTTAATTGTGGTGTTAAGTTATTAGTTACACCGAAAGATTTATTAAATTCATCTTTAACTTTATCAAAGTTTGACATTATTATATATTATTTTATATATTTTAAATTGATATTCAATTTTTTCTTTTCTTTAAACTTAATATATTTTCTCACTTTTGTTAACGAAAAAAATAAATATAAAATGGAATCAGTAGAAACCAAAAAATGTCTAAAATGTAATGATATTATTATAAAAGATTCGAAATATAAAAAATGTAGTACTGAAGTATATAATATCTAGTATAAATCAACCTAGATTTTAAAAAAGAGAAGAAGATAAAGAAAGAAAAAGAAAAGTAAAAGAAAAGAAAATCAAAGAAAAGAAAGTAGATTTGTTTTTAAAAAATTGATATTCAATTTAAAAATATATTTTATAAATAAAATGAGTAATTTCCCTCTATATGATACGTTATCTAATGATATAATAGATAACCCAGAAGATTTATCTACGAAAGAAAAAGATGAATTTTTAAAAATGGTTAAACAAATAGACTCAAATGGTTATGAAATTATTTATGTTCTTATACGTGTATATCAATTAGAAAATACAGAAGATAAAAGTACATTTAAATTACCATTTGGTGGAAAATTTATTAAAGACGATATTAAATTTGATTTTGATGAATTACCAAATAAATTAAAACATATATTATATAAATTCATACATATTCATAATAAAACTTTATCAGAAGAAATAATTTAAAGTAATTACATTTATAATTAAAATATGTCAGATTTTAATTATTTACCGTTTAATAAAACATGTGTCTATGATTTTTCATTAGAAAATATAGATTCTTACTGTAGAACAGGTACAGTAAACTCAACAAAAGTTTTGAGTTTTATTAATGCTGTATTAAATGGTTGTTCTAAAAAATTTTTAACAACAAGAGACGAAGATAATAAAATTAAACAAATTAACGATTTTCAAACATTTATTATAGACAGTATAAAAAAATCAATTTCTTTTACCGAATATAAAAATAAAACTAATGAATTCTTTTTAGATATTGTTGAAAGTATTTATAATTATATTGAAAATGATATTGATAATAAAAATAAAGATGTTTTAGACGAAATAAAAGTAAATTTAGAAATTAATAAAATTATTTGTGATATCATACCTATCGACACGTATAAGAAAATAATTAATAGGGTTATGAGTAAATGGAATGATAATAAAAATAAGACTTTTATTACTAATATAATCTCTGAAATAATGTTTTATACTGAGTATGAAGAAATATTTGATAATGATATCGAAACAGAAAAGATAGAATATATAAAAAAACATATATGTAATTTCAATAATATTGTAAATAATAAAGTTAAAACAATTATAAATGAACCTGAAGAACCAAATGATGTTAATGATTTATTAATAAAAAATATATCAGAATATTTCGATTGTAATATATATATTGTTGATTTTAATAAAAATACAACATTCAATTTTTATGATTATGAAAAAGATAATTATATCGTAGTTATATCTTTTAACGACGAACATTATGAAATATTAGGAAAGTGTTTACCAAACAATAAAATTCAACGAGAGTTTAAATCTAGTGATAATATTGTAAAAAGTTTTAAAATGCAATAATTTTAAAATTAGATTTGTATTTAGAAAAAAAGATTTTTATTTCTAAACTTTAAAAGAATGGAAGAAGAAAAGAAAATCCTTTAACTTTATAAATGAAATAATTTTAAAATTAGATTTGTATTTAGAAAAAAGATTTTTATTTCTAAACTTTAAAAGAATGGAAGAAGAAAAGAAAATCCTTTAACTTTATAAATGAAATAATTTTAAAATTAGATTTGTATTTAGAAAAAAGATTTTTATTTCTAAACTTTAAAAGAATGGAAGAAGAAAAGAAAATCCTTTAACTTTATAAATGAAATAATTTTAAAATTAGATTTGTATTTAGAAAAAGAAGAAAAAGAAATCCTTTATATTCTTTTCTTGCTTCTACGAATTGAACGTTTCTTTTTTTCATTTGCTTTACTAATATAAAAAGCAGAATAAAAATTTTCTTTTGAATATTTGTTCCATATCTCAATAGGTAAATCTTTTTTTGAAATTGTTGTTTTATTAATATCTTTCTTTTGTAAAAGAAATTTATCATTCATCAAACTTTCAACATTCTTATGCTCCATAATATTTTCTGCAATTCTTTTGTAATTGTTTATTTTACTTTCTAAATCATTAATTTGTTGTTTTGCTTCGTACCATTTTTCCAATAGATTATCGACATTAGTTTCATTCATTTTATTATTAAAGATTTTTTATTTATTTAAAAATTACATTTTTAAAAATCAACTTAAAGACAGGGTATTTATTATAAAAAGAATGTCATCCAACAAAACCGTAGCCGCAAAGAAGACTGTGTCAAAGAAGACCGTCAAGGAACCACAAGTAGTAAAAGAACCAGTAGTAGTAGATGTAGTAGTAGATGAAGTAGTAGATGAAAGTACCGAAGATTCAGGTGATAAGAGAAAGGTTATTACTAAGGAATCAGTTATTCAATCATTTGAAGATTTGATTAAGAGTATTGAATCTGAAATGGATAGTTTGAGAGAAGGAGATGCAAAGAACAAGGGAATTAAGTTTCTTCGAACTTTGAACAAGAGATTGAAGATTTTGAAGAATCAATCTTCAAGAATTATCAAGCAAAAGAGAACTTCTACAAAGAAGAACACTAATAATAATTCTGGATTTTTGAAGCCGGTAAAGATTTCTACCGAGATGGCAAAATTCACAGGATGGGATAAGGACGAACTGAAATCTCGGGTAGAAGTAACAAAGTACCTTTGTCAGTATATTAGAGATAATAACCTTCAAAATCCAAAGGATAAGAGACAAATTCTAACTGATTCCAAGCTTCAAAAGTTGTTGCGTTTCGACCCCAAGAAGGAGACTGAACCATTGACTTATTTCAGACTACAAACTCAATTGAAGTCTCATTTCTTGAAGCCAGATGAGGTTTCTGCTTAAAAATTTCAATAAATTCTATTTTTAATTTACATCAAAATTAAAAATGAGGTTAAAAATGTAAAAAAAAGTGTAAAATATATAATGGTTTAAAGAAATGATATTTTTAATAAAATGGAATCATTAAATATTGTTCAATTGATCGAAAAGAATGCAATGACGCGTCTTTCAAAAGACTATGAAAATAAACTTATTAATAAAATTAAAGATAATTTCTCTGATAATCAACAGCAAATATTTGTCGCAAGTTTTTATACTTTTCTTAACTATGATTTGAAGAAGGATTTTGTAATTGATTTTGATAATGTGTGGAAATGGTTAGGGTTTACAAGAAAAGATAATGCTAAAAGATTATTGGAAAAATTTTTTACAACTGATATTGATTATCAAGTTATAATAAAAGCTGCTCCTCCAATTGGAGGAGCAGCTTTTGAAGGTTTAAATGAAGGACAAAATGAAAAAGCTTTTACGGAGATAGGAGGAGCATATTTTGAAGATGAAAATAAGTTTAAAAATTTAGGTGGAGCTGGACTAAACAAAGAAACTATTTTACTAAATGTCAATACCTTCAAAAAGTTTTGTTTGAAAGCAGGAACTAAAAAGGCAGACGAATTACATGATTATTATATTAAATTAGAAGAATTATTACAAGAAACAATTAATGAAGAAACGAATGAATTGAGATTACAATTGCAAATTAAAGATGATAAATTAAAAGAAGAAACTATGATTAGAAAGAATTTGAAAGCAAAATATGAATGTTTTCTTTATCGTAGAATTGATATAGATAATAAATATGAAAAAGGATATTGTGTTTATATTATTGGATTTGAAGAAATTCCAGGACAATATAAAATAGGATGCACCGATGATTTGAAAAAAAGAATTGGAGATTATCATACAGAAGTACCCTATGAAGCTATTTTACATTACAAAAGATATTATTCTTCAGACACAAAACTACTAGAACAAGTATTACATCATATTTTACGAAAATTTAGAATTCATAATTCAAAAGAATATTTCCAAACAGACGATGTTCAAATTTTTATTAATGAAGTAGACGATGTATTTACATTTTTTGAAAATAAAGATAAAAAATATGAAAACGTGAAAGATGTTAAAGAAGATTTATTAAACGAAATTAAAAAAGAGAAAGAAGAAGTTGAAAAACTAGAAAAAGAAAATCCAAATTATAAGAAATGTTCCAAATGTAATTCTGTGCTATTAAAAAATGAATTTGCTAATAATAAAAGAAAAAAAGATGGTTTAGAATCTTATTGTAAATCATGTGGTCATGAAAAATATAAAAAATTAAAAAATAAAGAAAAAGTTATATTGGAAGAAAAGAAATGTACGAAATGTGATAAAATTAAAGATATTTCTGAATTTTATAATAGAATTGGTTCATCTGATGGAAAAACATCCGAATGTAAAGATTGTTCTATGGATATGTATTATGATAGAACAAAAGAAAGAACAATTACTATTCATTTAGAAAATAAAAAATGTATGAAATGCAATGAAACATTAGATATAAATGAATTCGGAAATAAAACAGATAGTCCAGATGGACGAATGCCTTATTGTAAAAAATGTTGCAGTGAAAATGCAAAACAATTACGTTCTCTAGAACCAGAATATGTACCAGAAATAAAAACATGTAATCAATGTAATAAAAAATTATCTATCGAATGTTATTGGAACAATAAATCAAATAAAGATGGAAAAGATAATAAATGTATAACATGTCAAAAAGAAAATAAATTAAAAAGAAAAGAAAAAGTATAAAATATAATTTTTTATTTTCTAACTCAAAATAAGTTAGAAAATAATTAAAGTTTAAATTTGTATTTAGAAAATGATTTTCGTTTCTAAACTTTAAAAGAAAGGAAGAAGAAAATTTAACTTTATAATTAAAATAATTTTAAAAAAATAATAAATTATTTAATAAATAAATGAGTTTAATAATACAGATTATAGGTGTCATTATTATAATACTTCTATTTGGTTATTATATATATAGTAATTTTATAGTTGTAAAACAAACTGAAATAACTTCATCAACAAAAAAAGAAGAAATAAAAAATATTTTACCTCTTCTTCAAAAAAATATAAATGATATTGGTGATATAACAAAACAAGATACAAACACTATTAAAACAAAAAGTTTACCGGTATTGCGCTCACTTTTATTATCTTCTCTATCAGCTTCACAAATATCAGATCCTTTAAATAAAACAAACTTATCAGATGAAATTCAAAAACTAATCAATCAATTAGATAATATTGATATTTCTAAACCTGAATCAATATCTTTATTAAATTCAATTAAAAATAATTCCGTAAATCTTGTTAATAATATACAGAATGTTGATATCTCCATTGCTAAAAATGATTTACAAGACCAAATCAATATAATTAATAAATTAGATAATACACAAACCGATTCTATTAATAATTTAAAAAACAATGTAATACCTGATTTAAAAAAAATATTAGAAACATCAATTTCTGATTTATCTAATAATGTTGATTCTTCAATCTCTTCAACAAAAGATAATTTACAAAAACAAATTGATATTATTACTGATATTTCTTCAAAACAAAATACCTTTATTACAGACATAAAAGATGTTTTGATTCCTTCAATAAAAACTTCAATTTCAAGTCTTCAACAAGTTGATATTGATGCACAAAAAGAATTAAAATCAAGCATTGATGATATTAATAAATTAGACTTAACACAAACGTCTTCTATCAATGAAATCAAAAATAATATTATACCTGAAATAAAAAAGACTTTAGATGATTCTATAAATAATTTAGATACAAACATCAAAACAAATATAACAAATTTACAAAATAATATACAGACACAAATTGATAATATTTCATCTCTTAATACTGAAAACATTGATGAAATTAAAAAAGTTTTGATTCCTTCGGTCAGACAATCTATATTTGAATTAAATTCTATAGTCAAAGTTAATAATGATGATATAAAAATTAAACTTAACAGTGTTCAAGATAATTTACAAACTCAAATAGATACTATAAATTCATTAGATTTGACACAAACATCTTCTATTGACCAAATTAAAAACAATATTATACCTGAAATAAAAAAGAATTTGGAGGATTCTGTTAATAATTTAGGTACAAATACCGAAACAAATATAACAAATTTACAAAAACAAATTGATAATATATCATCTCTTAATACAGAAAATATAAATGAAATTAAAACTGTTTTAATTCCTTCTGTTAAACAATCTATATCTGAATTAGATTCTATAATCAAAATTAACAATAATGATATAAAAACTAAACTTGGTAATGTTCGGAATAATCTACAAATTCAATTAGATGCTATAAAATCATTACAAACATCTGATATTGATAATTTAAAAACAGTTATTATACCTGAAATTAAAAAGAATTTGGAGGATTCTATAAATAATTTGGATATAAATACAGGACAAAATATAACAAATTTAAGAAGTAATATACAAACACAAATCGATAATATATCATCTCTTAATACAGAAAATATAAATGAGATAAAAAATACATTAATACCCACATTACAAACTGCAATATCACAAATTGAAAAATTACATAACACTGATATAACTAATGTAAATAATAAATTTAATGATATGAAAACCAGTCAAAGTACTAAACAATTAGTAATAAATGTACCAATTGCTGATAATAATTTACAAAATTGGTCTATATCAGGTGATGAAAATGGAAATTTATGTTTAGGTAAGCCGGATATTGTAGCATGTATAAATTCAATCACTGGAGATCTTTTTAAACCTAAAAATGAATCTGGTTATAAATTAGTAAGTCAATTGTAATTTTTTATAAAATTTTATTATATTATATATAATAAAATGCAAAGAAGAAGTGAGAAAGAAAGAAGAAGTGAGAAAGAAAGAAGAAGTTTATTTAATTTATTGTATGGTGATGAACGTGAAGAATCTAAAATTGAAAGAAAACTAAAACAAATTAAAGAAAATTTAGAAAAATTAGAAAAAATAAGCAAACAAAAAAATATGGATGAAAAGTTAATTAAAAAACTTAAAAATATAAGAGAAAAATTAAAAAAAGAAAAAGAAATATTAGAAAGAGAAAAGAAAGAAAGAGAAAAAGAAGAAGTGAGAAAGAAAGAAGAAGAAAGAGAAGCGAGAAAGAAAGCGGAAGAAAGAGAAAGAGAAGAAGCGATAAAGAAAGCAGAAGAAGAGAAAGAAAAAAGAGAAAGAGAAGAAGCGATAAAGAAAGCAGAAGAAGAGAAGAAAGAAGAAAAGAATAAAGAAGAAGAAAGAGAAAAAGAAGAAGCGATAAAGAAAGCAGAAGAAGAGAAGAAAGAAGAAAAGAAGAAAGAAGAAGAAAGAGAAAAAGAAGAAGCGATAAAGAAAGCAGAAGAAGAGAAAGAAAAAAGAGAAAGAGAAGAAGCGATAAAGAAAGCAGAAGAAGAGAAGAAAGAAGAAAAGAAGAAAGAAGAAGAAAGAGAAAAAGAAGAAGCGAGAAAGAAAGAAAAAAATCGAATTAAAAAACAAACAGAATTAAGAAATAAAAGAAAAGAAGAAAAAGTAAAAAAGAAAGCAGAAGAAAAGAAGAAAGAAGAAGCGAGAAAGAAAGAAGAAGAAAGAGAAAAAGAAGAAGCGAGAAAGAAAGCAGAAGAAAAGAAGAAAGAAGAGGAAATAAAGATAGCAGAAGAAGAAAAAGAAAAGAGAGAAAGAGAAGAAGCGAGAGAAAAAGAAAAGAAAGATAGAGAAGAAATACTTAGAATGGAAAGAGAAAGAAGGGACAAACAAAAAGAAATATTTGAAAGAAGAGAAAAAGTAAAAGATGTATCAGAAACATTAGTAAGTAGTATTGTGACGAATGCACAAAATAAAATTTTATTAGAAAATAGAAAAAAACAACAAAAAGTTCCAGAAATTCCTGAATTTTATAAGAATCTTAATGACAGAATTTATGAAATTGCAAAGATGAATTTTTATATATTTGATAATATAGAAACAGAAACTAATAAAATAATTAAATTATACTTAGAAAATAATCTTATTGACGAAGAAAATAAATTTAAAAAAAATTTAAGTGAAATGTTTGAATCATATAAACAAATATTTGGAAAAATGAATAATTTAAATATAATATTTAAAGATGATAACGAATTTATGATTGAATTATGGATAGAACAAAATAAAAAAGTACATAAAGACTTATTAAATAAATTTAATAAATATAATAAATCTAAAACAAAATTTGAAATCGGAGAATTAAAATTAAATATAAACACTCCTTTAAATAATAAAATTTTTCAGTTAAGTAAAGAATTTGCTACTAATTTTCGTGATTTTGCTGATATTGATAAAAATAAAAAAAATATGACTGAAATAGAAAAATTATATGAAATAAATTTAACAGGAAATGAAACAATTCAAAATTTAGATTCAATGTTTGAATTATATAATGAAATGTTATTATCTATAGTTAATAAAGAATTAAAAAAGTATCAGGTTGAAACTTTTGAAAAATTAAAAATAAAACTTGATGCTTTAAAAATATTACACAATAAAATAATATATGAATATATTAACAACTTAACTACATTTATTTTTAAAGATGTTATGCGAGCAAATCTTTTTAAAGATACTGACTTATCTTTTGAAAATAAAGGTTCATTTAAATGTGGTGATATATTTAAAATATATTTTGATAAAGATAAAAATAACTATAAGGATGCTAACAAAATGTATAAGTTATGTAAAGAGATGGTAGAATTATTAAAAGACGAAGATTTAAAACAAAAATCATCTGAATTATTAACAAAATTAGAAAAAATAATTCCAGTTGTTTCAGACGGTAAAAGAAGAAGTATGAAAAAAAGAAGAAGTAATAGAAGAAGCAATAAAAGAAGAAGTATGAAACAAAGAAGTAATAGAAGAAGTAAAAGAAGAAGTAATAAAAGAAGTATGAAACGAAGAAGTAATAGACGAAGTATGAAACGAAGAAGTAATAGAAGAAGTATGAAACGAAGAAGTAATAGAAGAAGTAATAAACGAAGTAATAAACGAAGAAGTAATAAAAGAAAAAGTATAAGAAGATAAAAATTAAATATTTATTTTATATTTAAATAAAATAAATGTTATTTGTAATTTCTTTTTTATTATTTCTTACGAATGTTTATTCTCATGGTCGTTTGACAAATCCTATTCCAAGATTAAGAATAAGTGATGGAGGAATTAATGCTCCTGTATATACTTGTCTTGGTCCTATATTTAAAACTTCTCAAACATCAATGAGATGTCATGATTCTGTTGCTTCAAGTATTTCTGCTACATACAATGCAGGTGATTTTATAAATTTACAATGGACTATGGAAGCACCACATCCAGGTGATTGCTCTATTTGGTTATCTTATGATAGCAATGTTGATTCTCCTTTGAATTGGATTAAATTAAAAGATATACCAGGTTGTTTAGCACCAAATGGAATCGATACAATTTCAGGCATTAATTCATATTCTTTCAAATTACCAGATTTTTTACCATCTTGTGAACATTGTGTTCTTAGATGGGAATGGTATGCTGTTCAACAAGTTTCAAATGTAGAATTTTATGTTAATTGTGTAGATATTAAAATTATCAATAATATAAATGATTGTTCAAAACCAGGACCAACTACACAAATAAATGGTATAGAACATCTTCTATATAATTTAAAGGATGCAACTCAATCAGGTTGTCCTTTCTATAATGTATATGATGTTAATTTAAGACCTTCAATTAATAAAAGGTCAAGAGGACCATTAGAATGGGTACCTGTATGTGATAACAATCCAAACACACCTACAATACCTGTACCTCCTGTAATTATTTATCCATGTTCTAATATAAATTGTGGACAGTTTGGAACTTGTAATAATGGTATATGTATTTGTAAAAACGAATATACTGGTAGAAACTGTGAAATACCACCTTCTGTAAAATGTGATATAAATTGTAATACATTGAATAGAAAAACTTGTAATACTGATAATATATGTGGTAATTGTAAAACAGGTTTTAATGGTATAGATAATGGAAATACTTTATGTAAAATAGAATGTATAAGAAATTGTTCGTTATTAAATAGAAGAGGTTGCACTAAACCAAATACATGCGGTGTATGTTTACCTAATTTTACAGAACCAAAATCGAAAAAGAAAAGTGATAGTTGTGTAAAAACAATCGGTGATTCAAATATCGGAGAAATATCATTAAGTATTTCAGCGCAATGGGATAGTGGATTTTGCGGTAGATGGATAACAAAATGTCCTTCGGATAGATTAATATCATTTAGTGTTCCATCAGAAATTTCTGACGTAAGAGGATGGAATATGTTAAATATGGAGAAAGTTGGTAATAAAATTAGTGGATATTGTGCAAATTGGGTAATAACAGGAAATGATGCATATGGTGGTTTTTGTTCATCTTTTCCATATGGAAAAACAATTATAGCAAATAAAAATGGATATTTGTTTCAAAATCAGCGATTTAGAAATTTATTAGAAAATAATATTATGGATAGTAATTATCAGAATGTATCAATGATAATTAATGTACAAGGTGATATAAATTATGATTCTTTAATTAATGATTTATCTTCTAATATATATGGAAACTCTGATATAACGATACTTAATGATAATAAAAATGACGCAAATACTGAATTATCTTTAAAAATAAATTGTAAATCAAGACAACAGTTTGATAGTGCTTTATTCGTTCATGTTCCTGAATTAGGTTCAACACAGATTGACCAAAATTTGTTTTATAAAGATCCTATTTATATAGATGACGAAGACCGGATTAATTCGTCAAATAAAATTAAACTTAATTTATATCTTTTTTATTTATTATTTTTGATTGCTATAAAACTTATTTAAAGAAAATAAATCCTTTAAAAATTAAATTTGTATTAGAGAAAAGATTTTTATTAAACTGTAAAGATTTTATGGACGGGAAGAATAGAAAATCCTTTTTAACTTTGTATACAACAAAACATCTTTCTCAATCGTTGACATAATGTAAAGACATAATTTTCTGTCTTAATAATTATTTCTTTATTATCAATCGATATCATTGTATCTATCATATTGGGTAATATGTTATTAATAAACATTTTTATTATATATGCCTCGTTTTCATCCGTTATATTAAATTCAACAAATTTATTTAAAACAAATATTACAAATTTCTTTTTATCAATATTTTCTATGTTCTTATGTGAATTAATTATTTTCATTAATAATACTACATAACTTACTATATTAGATGAATCAATTTGTTTAGAATATATACTGTTATATAACTCTCTTATGGCGTTTTGTTCATCTACACTGATTTTATCATCATTTACAAAATCAGCGATATCAATAAGAATATCATCCATTTATTTATATATATTTTTTTTTTACTTATTATTTAATAATGAGAAATCGTTCTTATACACAACAATATTTGTTGCATGATGATCATAAATAAAAGCTAAAAAAATATCTTATTAAAACTAAAGATATATTTAAAAAACTAGTTACAGTCGAATTTTCAAGAATTGGGCTTAATATCCAGTTTAAGTACAGGCGTCCCATTCTTGAAAATTCGACTGTAACAGAAGAAGTAAAAGACGAAACATTAAGAGAAAGACAAGAAGATAAGAAACGAAACATTAAGAGGAAGTACGAAAAAAAAGAACTGATGAAATTTCCACGTATTTATATAATTTATCCGAAAAAATTATATAAATTTATAAATCTTACCATCATATATTGCTTGAGAATGAATGTAATGTGAAAAAGATGAAAATGGTATATTTAATGTTTTACTTCCTAAAATCATTGAATCATAAGTATTCAATAATTTGTTTGTTTTTGAATCAAATTGTCCTACTTGTTTATTTTTTCTTTTCAATTCTTTTAATCCAAAGTTGTTTTTTGCATGACCAATACCGTAAACACCTCTAAGACCACCTGATTTATTAGGTTTTGAAACATAAACACGACCAGCATTAAATTTTGATTGAAGGTATTTTTTAATTTCGGCTTTATATGTACCTGTTAATTTATATTTTGGATCAGTTTCTTTTTTATATTCTTCAAAATATTTATAAAAATCCGCATATCCAATTCGATTTTGATGTTCGACTTTACATCTCTGAGCAATAAATTGTTCGTAATCATAATTATTTTTAGATGGAGTAAAAGTTATTTTTTTTAATCTCAAACCTCGATATACATTTCTTCTACTATTATCTATAAATTGTGCTCCCGATTTGAAGTTCTTTATTAAATAATTTTCGAAATCTTTTTTAACATCTTTAAACGTGCAATTAGACCATACACGATGAGCACTTCGTAAATCTGATTTAGGTTCGAAAAAATTTTCACCTACTTCGCAATAATCTGCAATAAATTTATCAAAATTACGCGGATCAAGAATTACTTCTTTTTCTACGATATCATTTTCTTCCTCAACATCATCATTTTCTTCTTCAACATTATCATTTTCTTCTACAAAATCATCTCCTTTTTTATTTTGATAATTTTCTTTTTCGTCATCATAATTTTCTTCTACAAAATCGTCGTCTCCTTTTTTATTTTCGTAATTTTCTTCTACATAATCGTCTCCTTTTTCATCGTCATCATATTTTTCTTCTTCAAAGTCGTCATCTTCTTCATAATCACTTTCATCTAACTTCTTGTTTTCAATATGATTATTTTTTTTACTTAAAACTTCTTTGCTTAATGGAACATATTTAGAATCATGAAATTGTTTTCTAGTTTCTAAGAAATCAACTAATAAATCCATTTCATTTTTTAGAACATCCAATTCAATGTTCTCAACCCATTCTCTTTTTGAACCTATTTCATTTACTACACGATAAGAATCAAAAATAATTAATAATAAATTTTCAATAACTGATTCTTCTCTTTTACTACATAAAGGACGCGAATGTTCTATTATATAATCAAGTGGTGCTCCAGCGCAATAATTACTTAATCTATTATTTCTATCACTTGATTTACCTAATTTAAAATATTTTTTCTTTTTTTTCCTTTTTTTATCAGTAGTATTATTATTACTATTACTATCAGTACTATTATTATTACTACTTTTACCATAAATTACTGGTTTAATAGTTGGATTGCTTATTATATAAACACTATTAGTATGTTCATATTTTACTCTTTCTTTTTTTTCAAGTCTTACTTCAAGTTGCTTTTTTTCAATTTCACTTTTATCGAGTAAATATTTTTTAAATTTTAAATCTTTATCTTTTAATTTTAAATCTTCTTCCAAATCTTTTTTTTCTTTTTCTTTATTTTCTAACTGCTTGCGAAGTTCATTAGTTTCTTCATTAATTGTTTCTTGTAATAATTCTTCTAATTTAATATAATAATCATGTACTTCATCTGCCTTTTTTGTACCTGCTTTCAAACAAAATTTTTTAAAAGTATTTACGTTTAGTAAAATAGTTTCTTTATTTTGTCCTCCATGACTTTTATTTGAAGTATCAAAACTCGCTACGGAAGTCTCCGTAGCGAGTTTATAATCAACATTAATTACAAAAAATTTTTCGAGGACTCTTTTACCATCACTTTTTCTGGTATATCCCAACCATTTCCAAACATTATCAAAATCAATTACAAAGTCTTTTTTTGCATCATAATTAAGAAAAGTATAAAAACTTGCAACAAATAATTGTTGTTGATTATCTGAGAAATTATATTTAATTTTATTAACAAGTTTATTTTCATATTCTTTTGAAAGACGTGTCATCGCGTTCTTTTCAATCAAATGAATAATATTTAATGATTCCATTTTATTATATAAATCATTTCTTTAAATAGTTATTATTTTTACACTTTTTTTAACACAATGTAAAGCAAACTCTATTTATAAAACTGTATAAACCAATATCAATACATTTAAAACATGCATTTATAACTCCATCCAATAGCCTGAAATAATTGATTTGTTATGTCATTATGAAAATTTAATCTATCTATTGTTTTTAATATTGAGAAATCTTCCTTCTTGCATGGATGTTTATGTCTAACTAATAACGCATGCAAAATAAACTGAGTATTTATAAAATTTTTTCTATCTATGTTTTTAAACATTTTATCATATGCATCTGTTAATATATCAAAGTCTTCTAATAATCTATTTTCTAAATATCCTATATCATCTGGTTTTATTCCTGTGAAATTATAATGTATCAAATTTATATTCTCATAATGTTTAGAATAACCTAAATCTTTTAAAAATATACTGATATGTTCCTTTGTTATATTTTTAAATCTTTCGGATTTTGGTGTTTTTTCATCACCTATTAATAAATGATGTAATTCAAACTCTTTTTCAAGTTCATCGTATACATTTTGATTTACTGTTGAATTCTGTTTGCCTTGGTACTGATTTATTGAATCGCGGAAATGAATTTTACGATCATAGACGTATTTCGAGGCTATATTAATTCTGTCAGTATCTTTATAGCTTGAAATATTTTTTAAAACAAATTGTTGTGCGGAACAGTTACAACAAATATAAATATTACCATCTTCTATATCAAACTCTTTATTATTACAATTTCTACAAACATTCTTATCTTTTTTTTCAGTATTAACGTTAATATCAGTATATTTATTAGCAATATCTACAAATGAATTTATAATTTGTTGTTTTTCCTTATTATTTTTTGTTGCTTTACCTATGAAACTTACTTTCACAGGTTTATTCAAAATTTCTCTATATTTTTCTATTAAATCAGCCGTTTCAATAATATAAAAATTTTTTGAATTATCGCTCTCTAAATCTATTATGTATTCTATTAATTTTTTTTCTTTATCTAATAACGTTTCACGTATATTTTGTCGTAAATCTAAAGATAAACTTTCTTGTATTTCGGATAATTTTTTTTTATACTCTTCCAGTTTCTTTTTTTCTTCATCAAAGTTTTGAATTATTTTGTTATTAATATACAAGATATCTATTTCTGACATATTTTATAATAAGATAATTGTTTTAAATGTAAATTTTACATCTTTTTTTATTCCTGCTTGATATCGTTGATTTCATATATTTTGCATATTTTAAAATACATATTTGTAATGTATCTCGACAATATGGACATAACTTACGTGCTTTTGATTTAGTAAAATTTAGATAACATGATTTATGCATCAAATGTTTATTCTTACATAATATAACTTTATTAGAATTGTTTTTTATATCTTCATAACATATTGGACATTCAGAACATACCATTTTATATTATCTAAATAAAATAAAATGAAATCATATATTTAAAGCGATTTTTTTAAAACAATTCCTTCAAGAAAAACAAATTATATTTATAAACAAAAGACTGTAAACGAAATATGTAAGTAAAAAAATAACAGGTAAAAATAATATGATCAAAAGAGAGTATATAGAAAATGGAATCATTCTTGAAAATTCGACTGTAATTCTCGATCTATTATTTTATTCAATTGTTCAATTATACTATTATTTTCTATAGTTTTTTCCCATTTATTATGCCAATGATAACAAAAACATCCACTGAAAAAATTATCAAAAGTATATTTAGTGTTTGTATTTTCAAAAAATTTTTCAGTACCTATTTCATATGGATTTTTTATCCAATCAGCATCAAACCAACTACATGGTAAAACTAACATATCTAAAGGTAAATCATAAGTTAAATTGGCTTGTTGAAATCCCCATCCTCTGTTAAGATTAGCAATATATTCTATATTCTTCTTCATTTTTTCAGAATTCGGTTCAAGTGATATATATATTGCATTATTCGGATAATTTTGATTTTCCCATTGATAAACACATATTTCATCTTTATAATTAAAAAATAAAGAATTGAAACTTCTAAGAAAAAAACAATCTAAATCAAACCAACAACCACCGTAATTATATAATAATAATGTTCTTATAAAATCAGAATAATAAGTTATCAAATGAAAATTACAATTGTAATTTTTTAAAAATGTTTTATTTTTCTCATCATTTAATGATAAATACTTAATTTCGGCATATTTTTTTATTTCATTATTATATTCATTTTCTAAATTATTTTCTAACCATAAAATAATTTTATTTTTGCGGTTAAAATAATAACACGATTTAATAGAATACAAATGTTTTTTGTTTAATGAACCATACCAATAACAATGAAAGATAACCGAATTATCAAAATTTTCATTTATATCTAAAGCTAATTTTATTGTCTCATTATAATCAGTGTATTTGAACAATAATTTCATAATATATATTATTTTTAAAATAATATATATTTAAATCGTTTATTTTAAATGTGACACTTAATTTTTAACTTGATTTCAAAAAAATAAAATAAATGATGTTGTTTTAAAACGAGAAATCACGATTTAACACATTGAATATGCAATAGGTATAGCGGAAAGAAAACCAAATAAGAATCCTAAAAAATATTTTAATTTCATATATTTATATATTTCTAACCATGATTTTATTTCTTCTTCTGTTTTCAGATAATTCAACATATAATCTGATTTAGGAATTAAAAAATAATAAACTACTGAAACTGTAAAAGTAACAGCTAAAAAGAATGTAATTTTATGAAAATTATTTTTTTGTTCAAATAAGTTTGATGTAAAGTATGAAATAAATAAACCTAATATTATTCCTTGTATGAAAATATTTCTTCGTTCGGTTACAATACCTGTATATATTCTATCAAGTTCAGATGTTGGAAAAGCAAGTTTTATTTTATAATTTTGTTCATCCGTTGTGGCTAATGTTAGAAAAGAGGCACCTAACATTGCAAGACCTAATACAGCAGAAGTATAACAATTCATTTATTATATAGATTATTTTTTTTATTTGAAATAAGTAATAATTGTTCCATAACCATCACTTATTTTATAAAATAAGTCAGGATAATCGTTATATATATGTGTTAATATTTTTTGATCTGTATTAATCCAATTCATATGAGATAAATATAAATCAATATATTCTTTGTATATTTTACAAAAATCATCTATTAAGTCTATATGTATCATGAAATTTCCAGATATATAATGATAATAATGATTTCCATGAACTTTATGTTTTTCAAAATAAGGTCTGTCAGATGAACAGAATAAAAATTTATTTTTTGGAATATTACTTATCTTTAGAGGATTTGGATAAATGTTTTTAGAAGGTTCAATATTTCTATATAAATATATTCCAGCATCTATCCACATAAAATATTCACTACTAAAAGGATTTATTTGTTTTGCTTTATGTATTAAAAAAACTTTTTCATTCCAAATTATATTTACATCTCTGGATGGAACATGTGGTATCATCTCTAAAATATTATTTCTATATTTATAACAATATAAATCCTCAAATTCTAATTCAATATAATAAGTTGGTAAATCATATCTTATCTTTTTAACATATTCAATTGTATCTTTATTTCCAAAAAATACGTAAGGGCAATTTATTCTCAATGTTTTTGTCATCCATTTTTTATAATCATCAGATGAATATTTACTTTTTGAAATATTCCAATATCCAGAAACTACGGTTAACATATATTTTACAATATAAAATATATGTTATTTAAATTCATATATTAATCACCAACAAGATGCTGGTTTATTAGGTGTAGAATAAATAAAAAGACCTGTATCATTAAAAGATAATGCACATTTCCATCCCAGCGCTTCTAATTCCTTTGCAACAATTACTACAATATCTTTTATAATTCTTTCGTTTTTATTATTCAAATGTTGTTTACAAAAAACATCAAGATCAATATAGTTGTTTTCATCTTTATCTGAATGAAAATTTTTAAGCATATGTAAATACACATGTTCTCTAAATAAACAAAGTATTCTTTCATTATTAAGATGAATAAAATTATTTTTATTTACAACCGATAATATTTGCGGGAATGCATTCATTTTTAATTCAAAAAAATTAAGTCTTTAAGTTATTTCTTATAAAAGAAAATTAAATATATTGCAATTGCTATTATTAATATAACAGGTATATTGCAATTATTTAAAAATTTTTTAAATTTTTTAAATTTATTACTACTATTATTTTCATCTTCATATCCACCGTCATAATCAGAAAAAGCTGACGGAACCGGTATAGAACACACCGTGCAAAATCCTTCTTTTTGTTCCATATTTATTTATAGTAAGAAAAAAATTACGAACTTTCTTTTATTTTTTTTTGGCTTTAATTCTTTCATATACTTTTTTCTTATTATTTTCTTTTTCTTGTTCTATTTCTTTTTGCAATTTTGTTGTATCTGAAAAAAATGTTTCATAATCAATTTGTATCAATATATCATCGCTTTCAATTTTTTCATTTACAGGAGTTATTTTATGTGCATCAACAACAATTGTAGAAAAAGTTTTTATTATTGCTTTCTTCAAATCCTTTAAATCTTTATTATGTTTTTTTATTAACCAATAAATACTTGAACAAAAAAATATTGTTAGTACGCTTAATATTATTGTTAGAGTAATTGTGATTATTTCATTCTTTTGTTGTTCTTTTTCTTCGATAAGTTTATTCGTAGAATTATTATTCATATTTATAATAGTTGATACACCTATACCATTATCATCATAATTAATTTTTATTGGAGGTGTTTTTTTAGAGTGAAACGAACAATTTAGTTGCCACCATGCATTAATAAAACGTATTGCCATATAAGTTAATAAATTAGATGCAACATATTGATCTGGTGATTTATAAACAGATAAAATATCATAATTATTATACATAAACATTTTAGTTTCTTCCGCTAACGAGACACAATAATTAGAAAATATAATTGGATAATCAATTGGTTGGTTAACTCCTATTCTATATAGTTTTAATTTATTATTGTCCGATAATATCATCGGATTTAATTCCATTACATAGGCGGTATCATTTCTTAAATACGCTTGTAGTTCATTTAATGCAAGTGATGGTTTAAGTACATTTTCTATATTATCCAAAACTTTAAATGTATTACATGATAATGCCTGATGCACATAATCAACTAATAACTTATTTCCATCATTTGTATTTTCAATTACTGTTATTGTATTTAATATATTTCTATTCTTTTGTAAATTCTGTGCAACTTTTAATTTATCTGTAATTAAATAAGATGATAATGTTTTATAACTTTGATATTCGTTTATAAATGAAAAACTTCTTATAGAAGGACAATTTTTTTTTAATTCAATGATATTTACATTTAGTTTTAATGCTGTAGAAAAGAACAAATCAGTATTACAATAAGCAAAATATTTGAATTTACTATCAATTGTTCCATCGACACATGTAGGATAAATGTTTATAAAGGAGAACGATAAAGAATTAGAACTAAACCATAAACTTACTATACTATTTTTAGAAAAAGTCGGTATTTCAGGATTTATTTCAACTTGTGAAATATCGTTAACTATTAAAGGGTTGTATACAGTAATAAGTTTTGTTTCAATGTCTAGGATCAATGCTTCTACAAAAACAGTAGTTTTAGGATTTGTTATTGAACATTCTATGTTAGATGATTTAGAAGTTTGTAATATAAATGGGGTAGCAAGACCTATCTGGCTTAAAAATTGATTTGGTAGATAAATACCGCATTCTGTTTGAGCGAGTGATACTAAAAATATATTTAAGAGTATAAATATAATCATAACTATTATATTTATAATTTGTCTTTAATTAAATTTACAATCGTTTTACAATTGGAATAAATTTTATATTTAGAAATATAAAATTTAAAGTTAAATATTTATTTTGTAGATACAATCGTACCAAGATAATTCGCTATTATTAAATTTGATACGTTGTAAATCATTGTCAAATTTTTCATGTTTTGAAATATAGTAATTATACCCTCCCTTGTTGAATGATAGTTTTGTAATTATCATGATAGAAACAATTTCATAGACAGATTTAGTCAAAATTTCTCCTGAAATAAATTTATTCCATAATTGACTATCTTCTCTTCTGCTAATATTAAAACCACAGTTATTAAATTCTTGATCAAGTAAAATTTTTCTTTGTTGAGAAGTCATATTTTTGTAATAATTTTTATTATCTCTTTCTTTTTGTAATATAAAATTATCGAATTTTCTACGTTTATCCTCTTTTTTCTTTTTTAAAAATTCTACTTTAAATTTAAAATTTGTCATACCAAAATATTTAGATGCGCAAATGCCTATAATTTTTCTATGGTCATATAGTTTCATGCAGTTTCTAAAACCTTTTGGATTGTTTTTAATTAAATCTGGTTCAATTTTATCCATATCTTTAATTGATAATTTATATTTATTCATAGCGTCAGTTTTTGTAATTAAATCACGCTTATTTATTAAATGATTTCCGTTATCAAGATGAATTGCATTATATTTATTTGGTTTAAAATAAATTGAAAATTTGTAATCTCTTTTCTGTAAATATATCCAATTTATATCCAATTTATATCAATATTTTTAAACACGAATAATAGTTGACAGTTTTCATATATAGTTAGAAAGCTTGTAATTTCATCTCGTAATATTTCATATGGAATATCCAAAATGTTAATGAAATTTTTTTTTCTAGAATAATTTTTCTTCTTCAAGGTCATTTGTTTAGACATGTTTTTAGTTGTAAATTTTATTTATAAATAAAAATTCATTTTTCTTTTATCTTCTTTTAGTTCTTTTAGTTCTTTTACTTCTTTTACTTCTTTTACTTCTTTTAGTTCTTTTACTTCTTTTAGTTCTTTTACTTCTTTTACTTCTTTTACTTCTTTTAGTTCTGTTACTTCTTTTACTTCCATCGTCGGTCTTAGAAATATGTTCTATTTTATATATACAAATATCTTTATCTTCTTCATCTTCATCTTCTTTAATAATTTCAACGTCTACCATTTTATATGATTTTGCAAGTTTAATTATTTCTTGTATTTTGTCTTTGTCGTCCATATCGTCCATATCGTCCATATCGTCCATATCGTTCATATCGTCATTATTAACTTCTTTATCTTTTACATTTTTTTTGTATGTTAAAAATGAATTAAATAGATCGATTTCAGTTGTTGTTTTTTTATCTTTCTTCTCACATAAAAGTTGAATAAATAAACGTAAATATGGAGTCATTGTTGCCATATTTGTATATTTGTATGATAAGATTGCTATTTTTACAGGTTTTACTTTAAATATTGAATTATAGTCATAATCAAAACCATAAGGAGTTGGCCATCCAATAAAAATATAACTACTAGTATCTGCTGGTTTATAATTAATGGGAAATAATGTAGGTTGTTTCTCCATTAAATCATGTAAAGACGCGTACATAGGCAAAAAATAATATAATTTAATGAATGATTCAAAAAACGATTTAATGTAATCTATATCACATTTTGTTATTAATGATATATATTTTGCAATGATTTTTTTTTTCTCATGTTCATCTTTAATTATTATTGCATTCTTATTATCTAAAAATTTTGAAATATAATCTCGTATTTCTATTGTACGAAAATCATATAAATTTTTTTTTTTATCCACGCAATAAATTTTTTTACTTTTTAATTGTTTTTCAATATATCCGTTTCCTGAGCCAATACTAATTATTGGGTAATCACTATTAAAAAAAATATTCAAGATTTTTATTATTTCACTCATTTTATCATCATAATCATATGAATTTTCTAAAATATAATAATAAATAACAGACATTAATAAATAATGTGCTGTTGAATCAACAATTTTTTTTTCTTCAATAAATTTTAAAACACGTGTTTTATAGAAAAGATTTATTTGCTTATTTATTTCTATTTCATCTTTTTCATCTTTTTCATCTTTTTCATCTTTTTCTTTTTCATCTTTTTCCATTTATTATATAAAAAATAAAAAAAAAATAATTTTTATTTATAAATTTGTATTTATGAAACAATAATCTCCGTCAGGACCATTATTCGAAAATTTTTCAGCAATGCAATTGAAACCTACTGATTTTAAATAAGATATCGTCGTATCACATAATGGTGCTCCCTCATTATATTCAACATTTTGTAATTCAACAATTAAATATTTTACATGTTTTAAAACGTTTGTTGCTCCTTTAAGAATATCCAATTCTGCTCCTTGAACATCAATTTTTATTAAATCTGGATAAGGAAATTGTTTTTCAATAACAATAGAATCAAGTGTTCGTGTTTCTTTTTCTAAATAATTTTCGACCGGAAATACACTTCCATTATCATATCCTATTTCTCTATAATAGGAATTGCCACCGAAAAAGAAATCATTCTGATAAAATTTGACTATTTTATTATCTTTATCACTTAAAACACCAATATTATATTTATATCCTTTATAAAGTCTTTCATAAGGACTGAAACCATCAAAAAGAATAACTTCAACGTTATCCCAAATTCTTTCGACGTGTCTTGTCCAATGTAAAACAGAAGAACCTACATCATAACAAACTTTTGGTGTAAAGAAATATTCATTCTTTAATTTTTCTAGGAAAAGTTGATGATTTACTGGAAGAACATCTCTATAATAAGAATCATACATATTTTTTTTAACTGCTTCCTGATATTTTAAATCGTTTGATAACATTTAAAATATATTTGTCCTTTTTTTAAATTATAAAAAGAATTCTTTAATATTTTTGATACAAGTTTTATTTATTTTCCTTGCTTGATTTTTTGACGTCGTATAAGTTAATGAATCCAAACAATTTTCGTTTTCTTTTAAACAATTTATTAGATTATAAATATCAAGAAATTGTTTAGATATAACATTTGCTGTTACTTCGTTTACACTTGGAACTTGACATAAAACAATATTCATAAAATTATCTTTTGAAATATTTTCATTCTTCTTCTTTTTAATTACAGATACATAATCTTTTTCTTCTCTTTCTCCTTTTGGATAATATGAAATTTTTTCTTTTTCTTTTTCAATCTTATATGTCATATTCATTAATATATATGCACTTTCTGAAACATTATCACTTCTATGTACTGAAAATCCTTTGTAATAATTAATACTAAATATAGAAGAATAAACCATTTGTTTTTGAGATGTAAGATTTTTTAATGTACCTTCAATTAGATAAATAATATTATGATTTTCATGTTCTATACCACTAAGACGAAAAGATTGTTCGTTATATCTTCCGTCGGATATACTTGAAATAAGGTCATTGACAGTTTTTCTTTCGATTATTATTTTTTCATTATCATCGTCGTCTTTAATTATAATATCACCCAAGTCAAGAGATTTATATTCGATATTTATTTTTTTATAGTTGTCAATATTTTGTTTTAATTTTAAACATTCTTCATATAATTTTGTTTCTCTTGAATCAATTATTAGTTTCATAATATATTTTTAATTTTAATCTTTAAATTATAAAGTTAAAGGATTTTCTTTTCAAAGTAAAAATTTATTTTAAATTAGATTTGTATTTAGAAAAAGATTTTTTGTTTCTAAACTTTAAAAGAAAGGAAGGAAGACAAATTTAAATTTAATTTTAAAACATGGTTAATAAATTATGATGACCATTCATCTTCTTTCTCGAGAATAGAAAAATTTTCTTCAATATTTAAAGTTTCTTCGTTGTTTAAACTTTCTTTTAATAAATCTTCTTCGCTTTTTAAGGTTTCTTCTAATAAATCTTTTTCACTTCTTAAAGTTTCTTTTTCTATTGAAATGTTTATACCATTATCTTTTTCTTCATCTTTTTCTTCAAACTGAACTTTTATTTCGACCGGATTTGAAACAATTTTAGGAATAGAAGTTTTCATCTTTCTTTTTAAATTATTATTGTCTAATTTATCTTTTAATAAAGTATTGTCTTTTTTTAATTTTCTAATCTTACTTCTAAGAATTTCATTTTCATCATCGTCAATAATATGAAAAGTTTGTGTTGATTCAACCAATGGTTGTTGTGCTTGAAAAGATGATGAAAAAAATGATATCGCGACTTTAATAAAAGCAAAAACAGAAATAAATAAGACTACATTCGATAATAAATACGGATTCATAAATAAAAATATGCATAAAATAAAGATAAAAATATTTAAAACAACATTTTTAAAAGTTGTTAAAATTTCATTTACTATAAATTCATCTTCGTACAGATTAATTTGATTTTGATTCATTTTCTTAATAAAAAGATAATTTTAAATAATTTTATTTTTTTAATATTTTTTTAATTTTATACATAGTTATTTTTTCTTTTTCATGTTCTGATTTCATTATATCAAATATTTTAGACATAGTATTTCCTTTATTACGTAAAATTTTTATTTTTGATTCTAATTCATTATTTATATCATTCATATTTTTTTCTATATCTAATTTTATACCATTACTTGTCTGTATATATCCATTGATTTTTATTTTGTTGTTATGAATTTCATCATGACATATAGAACATACATTTATCAAATTACTTTTTCTATTCTTATGTATATTTGCTTCTTCAATAATTCCTTTCTCGTTTGATTTTGATTGCTCAATTATATGATGTATTTCCTCTGTTTTTTTATTACATATGCTACATACATCAAAATATACTGAATTATTATATTGACTATTCTTCGTTGATACAATATTTTTATTAATACCTGATAATTCTTGTCGTATTTGATTCGCTAGATATAAAAAATCATCCGGTAAATCCAATGATTTACACACTTCCAAACCATATTGTTTAGAACCCTGTCCTTCCTTAAGAATACGATTGTAAACTAAGCCATATTTTTCACTATACGAAACTTCTAAATGATACACGTTAACATTTTTTGCATTTTTCACACAATCAATATCTGTTAATTCATGCAAATGAGTAGCCATCATAAAAGAAACATTATTTTTAGAAAGAAAATCAATAGATGATGATATTAATGATAATGCCGATAAATTTTCAGTACCAGAACATAATTCATCCGATATGACTAATGATTTTTCATCTGCTCTTTTTAATATTGTTCTCAATTCAGAAATTTCAGCTTGAAATAATGATTGTCCTTTAAATAGATTATCTGAACCTGGAATTCTTGAAAATATTTTATTATACGGGCTATAAACAAAACTATTACAAGGTACATACGAACCGCTTTGTGCTAAAATTAATGAAATACCAACACTCTTTAAAATACTTGATTTACCAACGCCATTATATCCATACAATAAAATACCTTTATTATTTTCTAAACCAATTTGAATATCATTTGCAATATATGATGTGTCTGTTTGTATGTTTTCAATTAATATATGTCTTATTTTCTTTGCTTCTATAAATCCATAATCTTTTTTCACTATTTCTGGTCTTTTTAAACAAAATTCTACTGAATTCATTGCGTTATTACTAAATATGTCAATTTTACCAACAAATTCTATAACACTTGTGAATAATTCATAGTAATTATTAGAAATATAAGTTAATTCATTCATATAAGCATCTAGTATTTTATTTCGAAAATCACTTTGTATTTCTGTCAGTTTGATTTGATTTTCATTCATTCCTTTAAATAAGATTTTTAACATACTTTTATTTGATGCAGAAACAGGTTTAGAAGTTATATCATCTAATGTCATATTACACTTTCGTTGTAATAATTCATTTATATTATCTACTCTCATTTTATCTTTTAACATATTTTGATATCTATTAGTTGTAACACTTATACTTTTTACATTATCTTTATTCTTTTCCAATTTAAATTCTTTATCCAAACCATTATTTAAAGAATCTACTACATTTTCAAATATATTTTCAAGAATATATATTTCATTCTGTTTTAAATCTAAATCTTCATATACACCTGTTTTAAATAAATTTCGTATTATTTGATTTAAATTTACTTTCTCCAATTCATTTAAATCAAATCTTTCAAAATAATTTAATATATTCTCCAATTGTTTATTTCTTTCATCGTACCATCCATATATCCCGAAGTCCGCATTTTGCTCTTTTAAGATAATATATAAATTCTTTACGTTTTGAAATGAACTGTATATCGACATCAATTCTGGTGGTTGTAAAGTCTTTAATAAAATACGTTTATAAAGTCTTTCAAAATCTGTTATATTTGTTAAAAATTTTCTTACTCTCTCGTAAAATTTATTCTTTATAAAAAAATCACATTGATTATATCTTTCTTCTATCATTTGTATATTTGTCAATGGATTAATCATACATTTTCTAAAATATCTCTTTCCTATATTTGTTTTACAATTATTTAATAAATTAATTACTGAAGATGTTTTTGAAGTATTTTGAGATATAATATTTAAATTTGATAATGCATTGTTTATTAACGCCATATATTTATCATTTTCCATAAATACTGGTTTCTTCATTCCATTTAAAATATTCTCATTGTGTTCATAAGCAAATTGAAGTAAATATACGAAACATACTATTAAATTTTGTCTCATTTCTAAATCTAAATATTCTATAACGCTTAATAAACCTGTATTTTGATATACTTTCTTTAAAATTGTTACTTGATATGTTAATTTAAAGAAATTATCATCAATTACTTTTTTAGTCTGGTCATGTATACATATATTTGATGGTATTTGTGTTATAAAATTAGATATATCATTCATATGTTTTTCATTTCCTTTAATCTGTATATCAGTAAATAAAACAATTTCATTTGGATTATTATTTAATATTGTTTTTAATGTATCTTCTAAATTAATTTGTGAATCAAAATCATCTGTTTCTGTAATAAAACATTCATTTGTTGAAATATCAACCCATGATATACTTACATTTATAAAAGATTCTTTATACTTATCTTGTCCGTAAGAAAAATATATAGTCATTAGATAATTATTCTGACCAGGCGTTTTTTGAAATTCAGAATAAGTAGAAGGTGATATTATTTGTGTTATTTCTCTTTTTGGTTTCGGAGGCGGTGTTGTTTGTTCAATTAAAACAATTGTATATTGACTATTAATCAATATATCAATGAATTTTTGCAAAGTATAAGTTGGAAAACCCATAAGATAGTGATTACTTTTATTAACTTCATTTATACTCTTATCTTTTTTAGTATATTGAATATCAAGTAAATCAGATAATTCTTTCATATTAGGACCTTCATCTAATGTTGAATATATTTCAAAGAACGAACCAACCTGCATCAAAATTATTGTTTTAGAACCATATATATTTGTATATTTATTATGATATTCTAAATATGAATCGATTATAACCATTATTCTATTTAAAGAAATTTGTTTTTAAATTATAATATAAATTTAAAAACAATTTTTTTATTTGTTAAAATGAAATCATTAATTAAATATAAAACGTATTTACCGCTATCTATTTATTTCTTCAAACCTATGATATTTCGTATCAAGAAAAAAAATATATTTGACTTTTGTCCTATTTTTATAAGAAAATATTTTTAAAGTGGTTTTATAGTGAAAGTTATCTCATGACCAACTATTTCAATTTTTGATGTACTTATTACTTCTTTCATTATATTTAGTCCATAGACAAGTAAGTTTTTATATATTTGTTTTTCTACTCCATCAGGCAGATAAGACATATTAACTTCTTTATTATCTAACAATTCATCAACGAATTTTCCGATATTATCAGAAGATACGGAATTATTTTCTATTTTTGCGTCTTTCAAGATATTAACAACTGAATTCTTTTTCTCCGCGATATCTTCTTTATTTTTTCTAAAAGCGTTCCCCATTTTATTAAAAAAAAGAAAATAATTATATTAATAAAATGAAAATACGTAAAAAAAATAGAAGTTCTTCGAAATTACGTAAAAAAAGAAAAGATGGTTCCTCAAGAAAAAAATCTTCATCTTCTCCAAGAAAATCTAGAAAAAAATCTTCATCAAAAAAAAGTTCATCTTCAAGTCCTAAAACAATAAATATTTTTTTAAAGTTTAGCGAAATTATATATGTTTCAATAAATCTTGAAATGACATTAAAAGAATTAATTGAATTAGTACTTGAAAAATTTCCTATTTTACAAAAAATAGATATATTTAGAATATACTTTACTTCTTCTCATAAAAATTTATATTTTTCAGAAACTAATCAAAATGTTATTTTAAATTCTTTTAATTATTTTTATGATAATTATATTTATGATATAAAGATACTTCATGAAGAAAAAAAAGAAACTGATAATAATTTTAAAGTCTTAGAAAATTTGTTTTCTTCTTTAACTGAACGTGCTTGCAAAGTGATTGTTTCTTTATTTTCAAGTAATATAACAGACGTTGCTGATAAAAATTTAATTCAGCAATTTCAATATCAGCATATTGATAACGATAAATGCATCTTTTATGTATTAATAGACGAAAATTTTGGAAACAAAAGACACGAATACAGTGAATTTTATGATTTAATAAATACTGAGGAATTAGTCATAACTAATGAGGAAATTGATTCATCGTTAGATTTATCTATTATTCGTAAATTTAAATTAGTTAAACCATATATAATTAATGATAAAGATCAGGAATACAATAAAATATTCAAAATGGAGGTGGAACCTAAAATTAAAAATTCAAGGATAATAATATTTTATGTTTTAAACTTACATATAACTGATGAAATTATGAATTTTATTAAAAAATACGATGATAAATTTGAAATTTATTCATTTTCAGGTCATAAATATTTTGATTCTGTACATGAATAATTATATTTTTTCTAGAACAAGAAGAAAAAATAAAGTTATATGATCATCTATCTCGTATCGATTAATCTTTTTTAAATTATTAATTTTAATGTATTCATTAATAATTTGTTCATTCGCTATATAATAATCTTTTGAATTAGAAACATAATAACAATTCAATCTCTTTATAATTTCTTTATTTTTAAAATTTAGAAACTTATTCCATAGTTCATCATATAATTCACAATTTAAATTATTTTTAAGTTTCTTTTTATACGATAAAATTTCATTATATAATTCAGTTGAAATGGTATTATATTTATAATAATTAACTTGTAAATCAATGTCATTGAAATCGTATTCAATATCGACTAGAATATGAAGATATGAAAGAATTTTATTAATAAATATAATTTCTTTATTAGTGAAATTGTCTTTCCAAAAAAGATTAATAATTTGGTTATAAACTGTTATAATATCTGTATATTTATAAAAATAAATTGGTTCCAAAATATTATATAAAATTTTCATTTTTTCTACATCATATGTTTCCATTTCATTATCGCAAATACTATTAAATATTTGTTCGAATGTTTTCATTTATCTTTTATTCGATTAAAAAAAAATTTCTTTAAATAAAAATGCCGATGACAAGAAAATATTGTTTAACAACATCATTAAAAAAGATGGGATTTTCACAAAGAGCTAGTTGTAAATCACAAGGATTTATCAAAAGAACTTCAAAAAAGAACAAAAACAAATATATTGTTTCTGAAAAATATAAAAAATCTAGAAGAAAATTGAAAAGAAGAAAGAAATCTATTAATAAATTTTAAAGTAAAAAATACTTTAAAATTTTTATTACTATTTTTATATTAATTTACTTATTTTTATATTCAATAATAGAAAAAAGAATATCATTTAAATCAGGTTCTTTATTTTTATCTATTTTTTCTTTTAATTTTCTATATAAATGTTTATTTGAAGTGTGTAAGTTTTTACATAATCCAGTTGAACCTTCATAGTAAAAATATGTATCTTCTTCTGGTTCACCGCCAAACCATTTTTCACTATGATAATGATATAATATATATTTAGAAATATCGGTGTGTTTGGTAAGTATATAAAAATCACTTATGAGTGATTCTGGTAATCCTTCATCATCATAACCTCCGTCAGAATATGTTTCACAATATGTAGTAATAACATTATCAAACTGGTTTTTAACATCTTCAAAAGATTTGAAATATACAGGTTGGTTCATGGTAAATATTTTTAAAATAATTAATTTAAAAAATCAATTTTTTTAAAGACTGTAATTTATATTAAACTTTTCATATCGTCAATAACTTCAAAATCTATATTAGTCTCGTCATATTCGTCATAAAATAAATGTTTTATTCTTATTTGATTCGTGGATAAATCTTTTTCTTTCAAATTTAAACAATAATTTACCCATTTACACAATATTTCAAGTCTTTTTTGCATGTTTACTTTTTGAAGATTACCTTTCACTCTAAAATTGTCTGGATTGAATCTTAGAAAAATTACAGGCATCATTCCATTACTCAACGCTTCATGTATTTGAACCATTCTTCTCAATTCTTGTGTTTTAACATCGAAACTACAACCATTTGAATAAGATTTGTGCTGATTTTCATCAACTTCAATAACTAAAAAATATAAACCACAATCGTATACACGGTCTGGTCTTCTTTTTACACAAGATGTATCTATAATTTTATCATCTATTGGATTTATATCAGATTTTATGTTTTTATCGAGATACGATAAAACTAATCCTTCTTTTTTCTTTATAATTTTTTTTGCTGTTATTGATAGTTCAGTCGGTCTACAATAAGTCAGGCATATTTTTTCTTTATTACATAATTCATTTTCTCTATGACATTGTTTACATGTTTGTCCGAGTAAACATAATTGATTTTCTTTTTGATGTAAAAAACAATGAGTTGGTTCTTCAACGCCATATTCTGATATTTCTGTGCAATTTTCTTCTTGGCATTCTACTTTTCTTTTTTTAAACATAAGATGAAGTTTATGTTGTGTGCAATGAGTTGCTGCATGATTTATATAACCAAATCTAGGTCGTCGTGTTTTACAACCTTCATGTTCACATGTTTTAGATATTACATCAACCATTCCAATTTCTTTATGTTCATTGCAAAAACGAGCTTTTAATTCACCTTCATTATTATAAATAGGTCTTGTTTTACAACCTTCATGTTCACATGTTTTATGTTTTACATCAACCATTCCAATTTCTTTATGTTCATTGCAAAAACGAGCGTTTAATTCACCTTCATTATTATAAATAGGTCTTGTTTTACAACCTTCATGTTCACATGTTTTATGTTTTACATCAACCATTCCAATTTCTTTATGTTCATTGCAAAAACGAGCGTTTAATTCACCTTCATTATTATAAGTAGGTAGTGTTTTACAACCTTCATGTTCACATGTTTTATGTTTTACATTGATCATTCCAATTTCTTTATGTTCATTGCAAAAACGAGCTTTTAATTCACCTTCATTATTATAAGTAGGTAGTGTTTTACAACCTTCATGTTCACATGTTTTAGATATTACATTGATCATTCCAATTTCTTTATGTTCATTGCAAAAACGAGCTTTTAATTCACCTTCATTATTATAAATAGGTCTTGTTTTACAACCTTCATGTTCACATGTTTTATCTTTTATATTAATCATTCCAATTTCTTTATGTTCATTGCAAAAACGAGCTTTTAATTCACCTTCATTATTATAAATAGGTCTTGTTTTACAACCTTCATGTTCACATGTTTTATGTTTTACATCAACCATTCCAATTTCTTTATGTTCATTGCAAAAACGAGCTTTTGATTCACCTTCATTATTATAAATAGGTAGTGTTTTACAACCTTCATGTTCACATGTTTTATGTTTTACATTGATCATTCCAATTTCTTTATGTTTTGCGCATCTTATTCCAAAACTAAATTCTTCAAAATTAAAAATTGCTCGTATACCACACTCTTCACAAATATTTTTTTTTCTTTTTTCACTTTTTCTACTTCTACATGTAATACATGTTTTTAAAGTTTTATCTTCAAAAATAAAATCGTTTATATTAATATTTTTCTTACAAGAAGAACATAATTGAATTCCGGACATTTGCTTTTTATTAAAAGAGCGTATTCTTTAAACCAATTTTAAATATTTTTATTATATTTAAAATTGAGATGTGGTTTTTAAATAATTTAACACATGCTTATTATTTTCTGAATTTAAATTTTGACTTGAAAAGTACCATATCATTAAACCGCCTGTTTTAGACCAACCAGATAAACTGGGAGTATTAAACGCTGTTTTAACTATGTTTGTCATTTCTGGTAAAGGTACATAACCATTAGAAATATCACTTTCTCCTTGAACCGTCTTACCTAAGACTAAATAACTTGGATCATACCCTCTATTTATTAACTCCAAAACACTTGTATTTGGAGCCGCACCTTCATATGATCTAATAAAAATTTGGTCGAAATTATTACATAAATTATTATTATAATATTGGATATTAAAAAAATCAAAAAACTGCTTGTAGTTTTTGTAAATCAAATCATAAACATAACCATAATTTTGACACCAGAATGGTGCTTGCGGAGCTGAACTGATTTCACATCTCGAATTAAGTCTCTTTAATTCTTTACAAACTTCACCAATAAAATCAGCTGTTTCAGAAAATTTATCATTAATATGTTCAATATCAAGATCGATAAAATTTTCTAATCCAGTACCTTTTACAAAGTTAAATATATCTTGTGCATATTTTTTATGGTTATTATAATAATAACAGTCAGGATTACAGAAAGTTAAACTATATGGTACAGGAATTTGGAGAGCCCCACCTACACTTACACCTAATTTAAATGAACTTGAAGTCAACAACGTTTGATTAGCTGGTGTTAAAGATTTGAAAGCCTCAATCATTGATCCTGAAATAGTTAAAGGCTTTTTATTATCAGGTTGTAAAATGAAAGTTAGTAAAGCGTGAGTTACATTAGCATTTTTTAAATCAGAAACAATTCTTGGTACATCCGAATCACTTAACCAATATCCTAAATACACAACTCGTCTTTGTTTATTTACACCAGAACTTGGTACAACAGGTGTAATAGGTACAACAGGTGCAACTGGAACAACAGGTGCAACTGGAACAACAGGTGCAACAGGTGTAATAGGTACAACAGGTGTAATAGGTAAAACAGGTGTAATAGGTACAACAGGTACAACAGGTACAACCGGAACAACACTACCGCTATTAAAAGTAAAAATTTTAGGTATAATACCAGTTCCACCAAAATTTCCATTTAATATAGAATTTGCATTTAAAGGATTTACATAATTTTGAGGTGTTAATATAATTTTATCTCCAGATACTGCAATTTTCATAAAATCACACCATGTTATACTAAAACCAGAAGAAGGACATGAAATATTCCAATTGGAACCATAATTTATATTACTATCATTTTTAATTATAAATGATGCATTAAAACCGTTAGTCCATACAGACGTTGGATTGCAAGATATACTAACCATTTATTATAAGACAAGATATTAATTTAAAAATAAAATATATTATAATAAATGTTCAAGTATATACTTTTATTAAGTATATTACCAATTGTTGTATTTTCTAAATTAACAAATCAACAAGAATTAAGAAGACAATATGCAGATTTTCTAAATATTTTTAAGAAAGATGAAACACCATTAGGTTTCGAAACTTTCGTTCAGAACCTAAATACAATAGAAGATTATAACAAACAAAATAATGGTTGTCGAATGTATCTAACGCAACATAGTGATACATTTGAAGATGAATTTTTACATGAGAAATGTAGAATGTAATCAAAAATATTTTAAATGTTTACATCATTTAAAATAAAAAAATATTCTGACCGGGAATTGAACCCGGAATATCGGCTCATAAGACCGATGTGATAACCATTTCACTATCAGAACAATATTCATTCTATTTGAATATTGTTCTGCTTACTATATTTAACTTATATATTTTTATTACATGTATTTATTACATGTATTTTGATATTATTGCGTACATTTTTAATTGTTTCAGTAAATATTTTATTTTTTTCACACGAAGAAAATTTTATTTTATATTCAACATCTGGTTCATCAAGAAAAAACCTATTATAAGGAACTTTCCTTTTTATAAAAAATCTTAAAAGTTTATCTAGATCTTTTACATTGAACATTTCATTATCTTGATGAGTTTGTAAAAGATTATAAAATAAATTGTTTAATGTTTCTGACCATAAAATGTTGCTATTATTCTTACTTTTATAATCATCGACAAACTCATCATATACGTCTATTATATTTACAACTTGATGATATAAATCTTTTGAATTATGTCTTTGAAGTGATGATTGATAAATTAATATAAATTGGATTGCTATTAACCGTTCCATATTAATTTATAATATGGCTTTAAATCAAAATTGGATTGCTATTAACCGTTCCATATTAATTTATAATATGGCTTTAAATCAAAATTGGTCGTCCATACAGTATTTTATCAATTATTTTTTTGATTTTTTTCTTGATTTATTCTTACCAAAATCTTCCGGTATCTTCTTCATAATTCATAGTCAAGCAAGACGAAGTACGCTAGGTAAAATGCAATCACCAAATAAAAGAAGTTAAATATACCTTGAACTATTTGATGTCATATATTACTAATACTGGTTTATTTCATATTTTCTTTTATTGATTCAAATACTATCGCTGTTGTTTCTTCATCTAAACTCACAGTTTATTCATCCAATAATAACATCGGTGTATTAAACATTTATGATAAAGATAATTATTATAAATTTATTGTTTTTATAATATGATATTTTTATTCTTTCTATATTGATTTTTTATTATTCAAAGTATATTTTCTATTGGATTGAACTAGTGGTGTATACAAAGAATCCCAACCTTTTCCGTTATATAAGTTGATTTAAATTTTAGATAAAGATTATATTTATTTTAATAAATGTTTAAAAGTTTTTTAATTTCGTTGATTTTTTTATTCTTATATCTTATTTCTAAAAAATCAAATCTAACAACTATTTTATTATTAATATTAATTGGAATTACTATTAACGATTATTTAAAAGAAGATGAAAATAAATTTCTTTTTAAAAAAGAAGAGGAAAGAGAAGAAGAGGATAGAGAAGAAGAAGAAAATAAATTATTTCTTTTTAAAAAAGAAAATGAAAAAGAAGAAGAGGAAAGAGAAGAAGAAAATAAATTATTTCTTTTTAAAAAAGAAAATGAAAAAGAAGAAGAGGAAAGAGAAGAAGAAAATAAATTATTTCTTTTTAAAAAAGAAAATGAAAAAGAAAATAGATTCATTAAACAAATTAGTTTTCAAATTATAAATCATTTTAATATTCCAAAAAATAAATCAAACATCATTTATAATCATTTGTTTAAAAATTTTAAAAATTTAAATGATATTGTAATTTGCGATTATCTTTTTTCTTTATTTTATTATTGTAATGATATTGAAATGTTAGATAGATTAAATATTTCAACTTATATCGTTTGGAATTCGAATAATCAACAACAAATTGACGCGGTTTATGATAAGATTATGGATATAGCAAGTAGTAGATATTATGATAACAAAATAAAAGCAAATGCGATTGATATTTTAATGAGAAGTAATAATAAAAAGTATATTGATAATTCTAAAATTCTATTGGAAAGATTAAGACAAGAAGAAAGAATACAAGATACAAATAATAATGTTCATCAAATACGTTCGAGAATAAATAATTTAAAAAAACAAGTTAAAAATTCATTTGAAGTATTCGACGATTATGATATTGAATTACAAAATGTATTATTAGAACAAATAAGAAACTTACAAATATATGAAAACAATATTATTAGAAATCAAAATCAAAAAGCATCAGTTTATAATGACACACAAAACGTTCACAATCATGAGATAAATGAAAATGTTTTAAATATTGCTTCTTCTATCGTTAATAATAATTCAAAAACATTATCAGATATATTTATTATTGAAGATGAATTGAAAAAATATTATCCAGAATATGAAAAGCACCAAGTAGAAATAGAAAGAAGTTTGAATAGAATTAAAAATGATTCATCTAAATTTAGAGATGGAATAACAATATCAATTATTTTTGATAAAATTATCGGTATAATATCAAATAGTAAATATAAATCAGAAATGATAAAACGTTTAGGAGAAGAATTATATGAAATGAATGGATTATGTAGTACGGGTCATATGTCAAGATTGATAAATGTGATACAAGGATTTGATGATATACCAAATGAATTACAAATAAAAATAAATCCAAAAGATGAAATATATGCGAATATTCAATCTTATTTATCTTCTGAAATACAAAAATCAGATAATTATGAACAATTGATGGATGACATGATAGATACAAATGTTGAGAATAAAAAACGTTTCATATCTTTTGTATCGGATAAAATGAAAAATAAAGTTAAAGAATTTAAAAAAGATTATAATAATATTATTGATTCTACAACTTTAAAATTAAACGTCGAAGATTCTTTAATTAATTATTTGAAGAATGAGAATGATGTTAAAATGATTATGAACGATTTACAATTTTAATTTACTAATTTAAACTTTTATTTAATTTATTCGGATTCCGAACTCTGACGCCGTATAGGACTCCTTCTACTCCTTCTACTCTGACGCCGTATAGGACTCCTTCTATTCCTTCTACTCCTTCTACTCCTAGATGTATATAATGGATGTTTATAAAGAATTTTATTTAGTTTATCTACTACCATTTCTCGTTTTGTTAAAGACATTTGTGATTTAGGGAGAGTAGAATTTAAGATTTCAGGATTGGTAAAAGATATGAAATCTCTGTCCGGATGTCTTGTAAATATTTCCCTTAGTCGTGTTTCTTCATTTATTAAGTATTTTTCTAAAGATTTGTCGTATTCTCTTGGAATTGATAAATTACCTATTTGCATGTTTCTAATAATTCTAGAAATTTTTGGTAAACTCGGTTTTTTTGATGACATTTTTAATTAATATAAAGATATTTGAATTTTTTTTTATTTATATTCAACATAAATAAAATATTAAATAATTTTAAACTTTTATTCAGTTTAAAATTTAAAGAAATATAAAATTTATTCAATTGCATTGAGTGTCTCATTTTAAAATAAACGACTTTAAATTTTCACTATATAATCCAAACTATAATAAAATTGATAACACAATGCCTGTTAGAAAAATAATTATTTTTTTTATATCACCATCTTGTAATATTTCTTTCAAAGATGCTAATATATTGTAAATCAAAAAAGATATAAATATATATCCAAAAACTATATTTATATTGTTTAACATGTAAAATATATAAAATATGATTTTAGTGATAAAATAAATAGAAACTAAATCTTTTAACATTCTATTAATATAATACATATTAAAATTTAAAATCAATTTTTGAACTTCTTTTTCTTTGAACTTCTTTTAATTGATTTTAATGAATTAGTTTTAAAATTTACAAGTTTAATTTTCTTACTGTTTTTATTTACAATTATTTTATAAAAATTATTTACTTTACTTACATCCTTACCATCATCCCACAACGAGAATTTCGGTATTAAATAATCTTTTATTCCAAATAATATTTCATTTACTTTTACAAAAAATTCTTTCTTACCATATTCATAACCATTTAATAAATATTCTTTAATAATAGTTATTGTTCCACCAAATAAATAAAGTATTCCCTTAGCTGATTCACCAAAAATACTAGATATAATAGTATTAAATATATTTAAAACATTTATAATATGATTAAGAATAGTAGGATTATAATGCCTTAAATTAATATAAATAGATATTAAACATAATATACATAATATAAACATTAAACCACCCCATATAATATAAGACGGATCACCAAATACTTTACTAAAAAAATATCCGGCTGGTTTAAAAACTATTATATTTGTTATTTTAAAAGGAGATAGTATGATCATTTTAGCAATATTTTTAACACCAGATTTCATTAAAGATGAAAATTGTGTTTTATCTGCTTGTAATTGTTCTATACTTTTATTGTTTAAAGTTTCTCGTAACTCATTTTCTTGATTTTTAATTATTATTTTATTGTCTTTTTTGATTTCTGCTTGTAAATTTCTAATAAGTTCATTTAATTCTGTAAACTTTTCGCGAGTATCTGCTCTATTTTGTTCCATATGATTAATTATTAATTCGAAATTTTCATTACATCTATTTAATAATTGTTCTGAATTATTTACAAATTCAACCAACATTTCAGATTTTTTTAATGTTTGTATAGCATTTAATTCTGTTTCAGGATTTTCGTATTCTATTAAGTGGTTATATTTTTCTATTATTTCTTCAACTGTAATTTCTTTACCAATTGGTTGTTTTAATTTTTCGAATCTCGCTAATAAGTCAAATTCTTTATCCTCTGAAATGGTTTTTTGTTGTTTAGATAATAATTCAAGTAATCTTTCGTTACGTAATCTTTCACGATCCATTTCAAATTCTTGATTATCTGAAACATGTGATCTTTTTCTTTTTTTTGTATCTACTAAAAATGTTGTATTATTTAAATTATTTTTTTTCGCATATGAACGAGTGATTGGTCTTTGACGTGTAGACATAGTTTTTTGTTGTTTAGGTAGTAATTCATCCATTTCATCTTTTTTTATTTTTTTTTTAGATTTTGATGATGATGATGATGTTAAAACAGGTGATCTTTTTCTTTTTTTTTTAATATTTAAATTATTTTTTTTCCCATGTGAACGATTTGGTCTTTGAAGTGTAGACATTTATTATATAAAATAAAATTATTAAAATAATTTAAGAAAATATATAACTTTATTAATATATAATGGAAGGAAAAAAGGAGTTAAACATATACGAAATAACAGTTGGGAAATATAGAGGTAAATATCTTAAAGATTTATTAAGAGATAGAAAATATTGTGAATGGTTGCTACAACAAGATTGGTTTAAAAAAAGCTATGAATTTCTTTATAATAAGATTAAAGAATTTGACCCTAAACCTTATTTTATAAAAAAAGAAACTGGAGAGATTAAAGATTTTGTTAGTGAATATAAATATTTTAATTTAACTCCAATTGAAAATTTAGAAATTGAACTTTCTGATTCTGAAAAACTTTGTTATTCTTTTTATTTAAAAACGATAGATGATTTGAAAAACAAAATAGAAGTTAGAATAACAAGAAAAGATAGTAATATATATGATATCACTGCCCCTTCTAAATGGCTTCAAAATTTTGAAAAAGAAACTCTTTTAAGTAGAGATGATTTTAAAGAATTTATCAATGCTTATGAATTACCAAACATTACAACTATCGTAGAAGAAATAAAAAAATTTGGAGGTTTAGAATACAAAGGTGGACAATCTTATAATATAGCTAAAAAACGTTCATCGGAACAAGAATTATATTGGGAGAAAATACTAAAAACTAAATATAAAGATGAATTAGGAATACAATATAAAAAAAAAGAAGATGATAAAGAAGATGATAAAGAAGATGATAAATGTAAACTTAAAAAAGACGATGGAATAATAAATTGTACATTCGATTTTATACATATTCCAACGAATAAAATTTTTGAATGTAAACTTAATTTAAAGGATTTTGATGAAAAACAATTCAATAAATATCAACATGTATTAGATTATAATATTGTTTATTTAATTGGATATGATTGTGTTATAGATACAGATATGGAAACTATATATACTACTAACATTAAAGATTATATATTATATCAATGCAATATTCCTCTTTTAAAAAATCCATCTAAATTCGATGATATAATATTTGATTATGATATTTGCGAAATTGAAAATATTCAGACAATTATTTAATTTCTTGTAAAAGAATAAATGATTAGATCAAGAAATAGAAAAAAACGTTCTTCTTTAAATAGAAAATCAATAAAACGTTCTTCTTTAAATAGAAAATCAATAAAACGTTCTTCTTTAAATAGAAAATCAGTAAAACGTTCTTCTTTAAATAGAAAATCAGTATACACAAAAAATGATTTAGATAAATTAATAGGTTTAAGATGTATACAAAAAATGACATTAAAAAATGGTAAAAGTTATGTTGGAACATTCGGTTCTAAAGAATATTTTTCTGAACATGGGGGATTATTTAATAAATCATCAGAAAGTGGAATATACGGTATTCAAACATATAATAATCAAAAATATAAATTGACTTTAGCAAAATTAGAAGATATTATAAAAGTATCTACTTGTGGTTTTAAAGATAGAAAAATTAAATAAAATTGATTTTATTTTTATCGTTTTCTAAAATTATCAAATGTGTCATCATATACAACTTCAGAATTTTATTTCCGATAAAGAAGAAGAACTTATAGAAGAATCATTAATGTTCGTTGACGATTATGATATGCCTGAATTAATAGATTCTGATCTAATAGATATACCTGAATTAATAAACGGTGAATATTTTTATGACAGACCAGAACTAGACGTTGGAGAACTACTAGAAGCATACATCAGTGAATATATTGCTGAAAATGAATACGTAAGAGAAGATAATCAATAGTAAATATAATTTTTTATTTTTAAACTTTTTATAAGTTTAAAAATTTAATCTACTTCTTCCATTGTTGATTCATTAGAAACTTCTTCTATTTTTAATTCTTCAATTACATTATTATCGTCCGAAATCTCTATATCTAAACCTAGACTAATTAATTTCAAAATCCTATTTGAAAATTGAACTGGATCATTATTTGTAAATCCGGAAGAAAGTAAAGTCGTATCATATAATAACCATATTAAATCTTTATTACTTTTACTTTCTTTATTCATCTTTATTCTTTCACATAATGCTTTAATAATTGGATGACTTGGATTAATTTCCATAATTTTCTTACTTGAATTCATTCCCATTCCTGTATTTGTTCTTAATGCTTGTGCCTTCATAATTCTTTCCATATTTGCAGATAAACCATATTGACTTGATACCAAACAACAAGGTGATTCAGATAAACGATTAGATGGAATAACTTTTTCTATATTTTCTGATAAAATATCCTTCATCATTTGACATAATTCCTCTGCATTCTTTTTATCATTTTCAAATCTTTCCTTCTCACTATCACTTTCATCTAACTCTAAACCTTCTTTTGTAACTGAAACAAACTTTTTACCTTCATATTCTGTTAATCTTTGCATAGCATATTCATCAATTGGTTCGACCATAAAAAGAACATCAAAACCTTTTATTTTTAATTTTTCTAAAAATGGTGAATTTTTTACTGAATCCAAACCATCTCCTGTTATATAATAAATACTTTCCTGCCCTTCTGACATATTAGATAAATAATTATCCAATGATATCATTTCATCTGGATTTTTAATACTATTATATCTTAATAACTTTGCAATCTTTGTCATATTAGCAGAATCTTCATGTACTCCCAATTTAATGTTTTTTGAAAATTGTTCGTAAAAAGTCTTATAGTCTTCTTCATTTTCTGATAATTCAGAAAACATTTGTAAACATCTCTTTGTAAGATTTTTCTTTATGACTTTTAGAATTTTATTTTGTTGTAGAATTTCTCTCGAAATATTTAATGGTAAATCCTCACTATCTACTATACCTTTAACAAAAGAAAGATATTCAGGAATTAGTTCAGTACAATCATCCATTATAAATACTCTTCTTACATATAATTTTATACTACTTTTCTTTTTAGCAGAACCATCAAACATATCAAATGGTGCTCTTTTTGGAATATAAAGAATCGATTTAAATTCAAGTTGTCCTTCTACAGAAAAATGATCGTTATATAAATAATCATCCCAATCATTTGTTATACTTTTATAAAAAGATGAATATTCATCTTTACTTACGTCTTCTTTCTTTCTCATCCAGATTGGTTTTTGTTTATTCAATAACTCAAATTCATTGTAAACGGTTTTTACTGTTTTCTTTTCTTTATCAGTAATATCCTCTACTTTTGTAGTCAAGTCATCATCGAAACCTTCATCGTCATCGTCTTCTTCAACTGTTTCATCTTTTGTTTTTTCAACTAATAAAGAAATAGGAAAATCAATAAATTCAGAATGTTTCTTAACTAAATCTTTCAAAGTTTTTTCTTCTAAATATTCTTTCATATCTTCCTTTAAATGTAAAACTATTCTTGTTCCACGTGATATTCTTTCTGTATCATTGTCTACTTTTACAGTAAATGAACCACCAGCAGAAGAAGTCCAGCAATATTGTTCGTTTTCATCGTTATGTTTAGAATATACATCGACTTTTTCTGAAACTAAATATGAACTATAGAAACCTATGCCGAACTGACCTATCATAGATATATCTGCACCTGAAGATAATGCTTCCATGAATCCTTTTGTTCCTGATTTAGCAATAGTTCCTAAATTATTAATCAAATCGCTTTTTGTCATACCTATACCTGAATCTCTTATTGTTAAAGTATTATCAGATTTATTAGGTGTAATTTCAATGCGTAAATTTTTATCGCTATCCAATTGAGATGAATCAGTTAAAGATAAATAACGAATTTTATCTAATGAATCACTTGCATTTGATATCAATTCTCTTAAAAAAATGTCTTTATTAGAATACATTGTATTAATAATAAGAGACATTAATTGACTTATGTCGGCTGAAAAAGCAAAAGTATCCTCTGTCATGTTTTATTTGAAAAATCAAATTTTTAAATCAATTATTTTACAGCCGTTTATTTTAAAATGGGACACTCAATTTTTAACTTAATAATAGCATCATATTTTCTAATACATCTTCTTACATTCATCAAATGTTTCCATAATTGATTTGGTGCACCACGTTCTACATAATGCCATTGCAGAGAAAAAATACAACCTAAAGAGAAGTCTAGGGAAACCGTGAAAGTCGGTATTACAAAAGAATTGGCTGTTTAGTTACCTTAAAGGTAATAAAACACAAAAACAAGAATCGGGCTTAATATCCAGTTTAATTACAGGTGTCCCATTTTTGAAAATTCGACTGTAAAGAAGCGATATTGAAGATTCAAAAAGTATGAGTATGGTAAATATCGGTAAAAAATATGGCGTAAGTGATAATGCAATAAGAAAATGGATCAATACATATAAAAATAATCTATAATTCAAATAAAATGATTTAAAGACAAGGATTTTTATATATGGAGATGCCTTGTTAACTCAGATGGTAGAGTGCACGCCTTTTATTTTTCATTTTTAACTACAAAAAGTAGTTAAATTTTTATGAAAAGAAGTTAGCGTGTGGACATGGGTTCGAGCCCCATACAAGGCTTTATATCCCATTTTCAAGTAGAAAATGAGATAAATTTATTTTTCATTAAATTTTAAAAATAATGAGTACATAAAAGTTAAAAATATAATATCATATAATACAGCTGAATATCCGGCTTTATGAAACCATCTTGAGAAAAATGAATCTGTCATTGGTAAATTTATAAAAATTAAATAAAATGTTCCTGATATAAGTATAACACTTAAAATTAAAGCTAATATTTTATCTGAATCATCTTTTAATTCAAATAATTTAGAAATACCATATGCACTTAAAAAATATAATGATATTATAACAAAATCAAAAGGTATCATATACCATGCATTAGTATAATAATATTCACTGACGAGTAAAGGTTGATTACTTATTAATAAAGGAAAATTAAATATATAAACTATAAGCAATGTAGATACTAAGAATGATAAAATATAAGACAATATAATATTCATATTTTATTATTAAAAATATTTTTATATAATATAAATAAATGGAAAGAAATAACTCAAATTGTAAAATTTGCGGTCATTTATGTGAAAATACTAATTCAAATAAATGTATTCAATGTAATAATTTTTTTCATACCGAATGTATTAAATCTGAAAAAAACAATAATTATAAATGTAATATTTGTAAAGGAATTGAAATTAATAATTTCCAGATTGAAAATAGAAAATGTGATTTATGTAAAAAGGAGTATGAATTTAAAATTAATTGTAAAGTAAATAAAACTAAAATAACAATGACAAAAAATAATGAAAAATATTGTGAAAGTTGTTATATATTTATCCAATCAATTCCAAATCCATATGTTTCTGAAAACGAAGATGTACTTACATTTTCTTTAAGTCCAACATTAAGAGCACTTAGCATACCAGATGATGAAATTTTAACCCCAAAAGGAGAAGAAGAGAAAAAAAAAGATGGTAAAAAAAAGAAATCAAAGAGATTATCTACAAAAAGAAAGAAGTCGTTGAAATATAAATCAAACACAAGAAAAAAATAATTTACAGCCGTTTATTTTAAAATGGGACACTCAATTTTTAACTTAATAATAGCACTTGAATAAATTTTATATTTCTTTAAATTTTAAACTGAATAAAAGTTTAAAATTTGTTTTTAATTTCAAGTAAAAAAAAGTCCATAGGTACCCTATATATGGGTGTTTTTAATAAAGTATATTATAAATAAAAATTATTTAATATTTTATTTGTGGTTGAATTTATTGTTTTTATAATATGAATGTGATTAAATGGCTGTAAGAATATCTTTAAAATATTTAAATACGCATTAGATGGAAAACCGAGACCTAAAGCGTATTGCAGAGAGAAAATACAACCTAAAGAGAAGTCTAGGGAAACCGTGAAAGTCGGTATTACAAAAGAATTGGCTGTTTAGTTACCTTAAAGGTAATAAAACACAAAAACAAGAATTAGACTTAATATCCAGTTTAATTACAGGTGTCCCATTTTTGAAAATTCGACTGTAAGATAATCATATTTTGATTGCCTCTTGTCAATGTATTCAGAATTTCTGAACCCTTCCATTTTTCAGGAATATTTCTAAGAGCCTCAGTTATATTTGATAACTCAAGAATATTACAAATATCTTTTTCTACAAATAAAGGTTAGTTACAAGTTCCGATAATCCTAACTTCTTTGTCATTAAATTTAAAAATTTCATCGATTGAATTTAATAATTCCATTTTATTATTATATTACAATTCTTTAAATATGTATTAGAATTTTATAACATTTTCAAATTTTTTAATAGGTTATGTAACCCTTATAATAAATAAAATAAAAATTGAATTTAAAAAACAGTTTCCAAATAAAAAATTAGATATTATGAATGAAGATGTTAAAGAAATTGACGAGATTGTTTTCGGTGTTTACTCTGCAGAAGAGATAATCGATATGTCTGTGTGTAAAATTGATAACCCGAAATTATGCAACAATGATAAAAATGGTTCACTTGGAACTGTATATGACCCTCGATTAGGAACTATTGAAAATGGGGTACTTTGTTCTACTTGTAGTCAAAATTTATGGGAGTGCCCCGGGCACTTCGGGTACATAACGTTAAATGAGCCTGTCGTTCACCCTTTATATTACAAACAAGTAGTAAATTTTTTAAAGTGTTTTTGTACTAAATGTTATAAGTTATTAATAACAGAAGACCAAATAGTGGTAAATAATTTAAATAGAATAAAAGGAGTAAAAAGATTTAATAAAATATTAGAAAGATTAGAGAAAATTGATATGTGTACTCATTGCTCACATCCACAACCAGCAATTAAACATACAATATCAGATAATACCATATCAATGGTTTATAAAGATAAAGATAAACATAAAGTGAGTATAACTTTACAAGTTGATGAAATAAAAAAGATATTTGATAATATAAGTGTAAAAGATGTAGAATTGATGGGATTTAATCCAAATTTAATACAACCAAAAAATCTAATTCTGACAGTATTTCCTGTCATTCCAACATGTTTCGTTGCTGATACATTTGTCTTAACAAGTAATGGATATAAGTATATTCAAAATGTTGATAAATATGATATGCTTTATACTCATAAAGGTAATTTTAAAAAAATAAATGATTTTCAAGTAAAAGATTACGAAGGAGAACTTATTAATATTAAAACTTCTTATCATGTAAATACAATAAAATGTACTCCAGAACACCCTTTTTATGTTAAAGAAATTATATATATTGACGGTAAAACTAAACGAAAAAATATTGGAGAACCCGAGTGGGTAAATGCTTCTAAATTATCAGATAATCATTTTATTGGTATGAAAAGAAATAAAAATGAAATTATACCTGTGTTTACTTTTGAAAAAAAAAATATACCTAAGTTTAGTTGTGGAAAAGAAATAGAGCAAGAAGTAAAAAAGGTTTCAAAAATTTTGAATAATTTAGATGAGTGGTTTTTAATTGGGTATTTTGTTGGAGACGGGTGGATTGATTTTAATACACAAGGAAGATTTTATTTAAGTATGAACGAAAAAGATAAAGATTTTTTATCAGATTTATTGACTAAATTAAAAATTTCTTTTCATTCAAGAAAAATAGAAGGAAAAAATGATAAATTAATATTTGAATGTTGTGATTTTAGATTGTGGAATGTTTTGAAACAATTTGGGTATTTGGATTTTAATAAACTTATTCCAAATTGGGTTCACGATTCTCCATGTGAGTTTATAGAATCATTTTTAAATGGATATGTTAGAAATCAAATTCAAATATCAACTTTTTCACCAAGTTTAGCATTTTCTACACAATTATTATATATGAAACTTGGTATATTATCACAAATAAATACATGTGAAAAAAATAATGGAATATCGAAACATTTGTTATATAATATAAGTATAGTAAAAGAAAAAGATTTAAATATCTATCTTATAGATGATGATTATTTTTGGTTTAAAATAACCAATAAAAGTTCAGATTTTATAAAAGATATAAAAGTTTATAATTTTGAGGTTGATGAAGATAATTCATATTGTGTTGAAAATTTAATTAGTCACAATTGTGCTAGACCGTATGTAGTCAGTGATTCAAATATGTGTGATGATGATTTGACAATTCAATTAGTAGAAATAATAAAAGCGAATAATCATTTAGAACAAACGGACGGACAACCAATTTCTGATACTAAAAAACAAAAATATTTACAGAGTTTAAAATTCCGTATTGCAACATTTTATAACAACTCGAGTGGCAAGGCGAAACATAGTACAAATGGTTATATGCCAAAGTATTGAAAAAAACAATGCTAGTATGTATTACATGCGACACATTCAAATTGCGGGAATATCTTGTCATGTCTTTAATACTAACTTAATTTGGAAACAATTTAAGGGTCTTAGTTAATTATTAAGAGAGTAAAAATTTAAAGAATAGAGATGATCCGCAGCCGAGCTTTTAAATCCGATATTGTAAGGATATGAAGAAGGTTCAACGACTAAATGTTTGTGGGTATAAGAGAAATAACAAATCTCAATGAATACTTAAGATATAGTCTAGTCCTATCTGAAAAGATATGGTATAAACGAGAGCAATTAAAGGTATAAAAGAAAGATTAACGGGTAAACATCTTTGCTCGTAAAAGGTGACTGCTTATTAGGGTATTTGTTCTCCTAATAAGAAAAACAGTGTAAAACAAATCGTGTATATAATCACCTAGTCTATATAGGCAACACTTCCAAATTGCGGGAATATTTGATTAATTTTATTACACAACTGTATTTATAGAAATATTTATATAGGACTTCGCGTAATTGCGTTGGTATTGTAAAAAGTAATAGAATAACTGTGAAAATGGTGTCAAACAATCCGCAGCCAAGATCCTAACGACGATAATGACAAGTCTATGGATAAGGTTCAGAGACTAGACGGTAGTGGGTTTGAGGGATTTAGTCAATCTCAATGATAGCTTAAGGTATAGTCCGTGAAAACTTTTAATCTAAGTCAATATGATACGATTAAAATAGTGATTTCAATATAACACTTTATTAACACATCTTTATAATTAAACGAGTGAATGCAAGAAGTAAAAGAAAATTTCAATGGAAGAAAAATTAAAGATGACAATTGATTATAAAAATAAATTATAAAGATGTGTTAATAAAGTGTTATAATTGAAAGAACGAATCCTCATAAAAGATGGATTAGTGAGAACAAACTTAATGGGTAAACGCTGTAGTCTGAAAGGTACAAAAATAATTTTATGGAATGGAGAAATTAAAAATGTTGAAGATATAGAAATAGGTGATATTTTAATCGGTAATGATGGAGAAAAAAGAACTGTATTACAATTGTTTAATGGAATAGATCAGATGTATAAAGTAACACAAGAATTAGGTATTGATTATATTGTCAACAGTGAACATATTTTATCATTTAAATTTATTAATAATAAAAGTATATACTGGAAAGAAAGTATCAATTCATGGAGTTTAGAATGGTTTGATAAAAAAACTATGACGAAAAAATCTAAAAAATTAAAACCAACTGAAAATCGTACAAAAGAAGAAGCTTATAATGAAATGAAAAAATTCATTGATAGTTTAGATAATGATAATACTTTAAATATATGTGTAAAAGATTATTTAAAATTATCTGATAAAATAAAAAAAACATTATATGGTTATAAAATTGAAAAAGCCGTTAATTGGGAACATAAAGACGTAGAAATAGATCCTTATATTTTAGGAATGTGGTTAGGTGATGGAACAAAAAATGGTCAAACTTTTGTAACTATGGATAAAGAACTTCTCGATTATTGGAAGAAATGGGCAGATAAAAATAATATGGATATAAACAAGTATTCGGATGGAACAAATATACATTATAGCATTCGTAAAAAAATAAGAAGTAATAAACCAACAATATTTAAAGAAAAATTATCTAAATACGGTTTAGTGAATAATAAGTTTATTCCAAAAGAATATATGATAAATAGTAAAGAAGTAAGACTATCTGTATTAGCTGGTTTAATAGATACGGATGGGTCTGTTGAACAAGGAGGTGTTACTGTTAGAATTTCTCAATCTATAGAACATAAAGCTATTATTGAAGGTGCTAAATTTATAGCAGATTCTTTAGGTTTTCAAACATCAATAAAAAATAAAAAAACCTCATGGACTTATAAAGGAGAACATAAAAAAGGTATTGCTTTAGTTTTAACAATTTCTGGATATGGACTTGAAAATATACCAACTATACTTGAAAGAAAAAAATGCAGATCTCCAAAAATTATTGGTAGTAATTGGACAAAAGTAAAAGTTGAACCTTATAAAGTTGATGAATTTTATGGTTTTGAAATTGATGGTAATAATTTGTTTATTTTACCGGATTTCACAGTCCTACATAACTGTGAAATGACTGCTAGAACGGTAATTGGTCCAGATCCAACATTAAAGATGGGTCAAATATGTATTCCTCCACAAATTGCAAAAAATTTAACTACACCAGTACCAGTTACAGCATATAATTATGATTTCTTAACTAATTTGGTAAATGAAGGAAAAGTAAATTATGTATTAAAAGATAATGGAAAAACTCGTATAAATTTAGAAAATGCATTATTTTTTAAAGGAACAAGATTAAATCATGGTGATATTATTTACAGAACTGATAAAAATACTGGTAAAGAAATAGAAATGATGGTTACAAATGGAAAACAATTATTAGAAAAAGGAGATAAATTAAAAAGAAACGGTGAATGGATAACAGATATTAAATATCCAGAAAAACGAACATATCAATTAAATATTGGTGATGTATGTGAGATACAGGTTTATGACGGGCAGATAATTTTGCTTAATCTATGAAATTCTATTTAAAGATTTGAATTTTACAATAAAAGAATGTCGTCAGTTAAAAAATGTACTCGTTGTAAAAAAGAGTTAGAATTAACTTTATTTAATAAATGGAAAAACGGAGAATATCTTTCGAACTGTATTGATTGTAATATTAAAAGACAATTAGTAAAAGCAAAAACACATAAAAAATGTTGTAATTGCAAAGAAATTAAACTTATTGATGATTTCAAGAAATCTGATAAAGGAAAATCTAAGTTTTGTATTAATTGTCTTGAAAAACAAAAAGATGTAAACATAAAAAAAAGAGTTCAAAGATATAATAAAAATAAAGAAAAATGTATTATTGAAACAAATGCCAAATCATGTTCTAGATGTTATAATAAAAAAGATAACAAACAATTCAAAAAAAGAAAAAACGGTGAATATTATAGTGCGTGTATTGAATGCAATATCAAAAAAACCACGTCTTCTAATAATTATAGATATAATAAAACGAAAAAAGAAGAAGATATTATTAATATATCAGAAAATCAAAAATGTAATACTTGTTATAATAATAAACCGTTATCTGAATTTAAAAAAAATAAAAAAAATTATACAAAAAATTGCATTGAGTGTTTATCCAAATATCAATTACAAAATATCAAAAGAAAAGAATATGATGAATCTGATATAAATAATAAAAAATGTGTTAGATGTTTTTTAATAAAACCCATAGAAATGTTTAAAAAAACAAAAAAAAGAATACAAAAACAATGTGAAGACTGTTGCATTCATTATAAAAATTTACAAAAAGAAAGAAGACAACGATTAATGACTATTATAGAACTTAAACAATATGAAAAACAATGCACTAGATGTCTTGAAATTAAATATCAAGAAAATTTTAAATCTAATAAACATAAACATTGTAACACGTGTAATACATCTCACAAAGAATATTTAATCAAAAGTAGATGTGAACATGGTTGTTTAAATAAAAGTGCTTGTTATAAATGTTTAGGTGGGTCAATTTGTATTCATAAAAAGAAAAAAAGTGAATGTAAAGAATGCAATTTTAAAAGTTATCTTTTTTCTAAAGTTTCTAAAAGAGTAAAGATGGCTTTAAAAAAATCAAAAAATAAAAAATCAATTGAATATTTAGGGTGTAACATTGAAACATTTAAAAAACATTTGGAACATAAATTTGTCGAAGGGATGAGTTGGGAAAATTACGGAAAAATTTGGCATATTGATCATATAATACCTATTTCTTATAAAAATCCTTCATTAGATGAAGTAATACAACGATTACATTATTTAAATACACAACCATTATGGGCGTCAGAAAATATTAGTAAAGGAAATCGATATATAGGATAATTGTGAATTAAAACAGGTAGCTTGAAAAGAGTGTTACTACCTAGTCGACACATATGTCGGCGAGACACCTTATAATGATTCGGGAACCTCCTTATTACTTTAAATACTACTCATATTGTGAAAACATATATGATACTTTGGTCAATAGCCTAAAGCATAGTAATAATTTTAAAGTTTGGACAATCCGCGAGTAAATATCCTTAACTTTTTAAAGAAAGGATATCTCACAACGACCGCACGGGTGTCGGTTATGAATTATATTCATGGCTTAAGATACAGTCTAGACTTATATGGAAATATAAGAGGCACGGACAGCCAACTTTGCATGAGGGATCTATGATGTCTCAAGAAGTTGTAATACGACCTGGAAAAACAATTCGATTTAATTTAAGCATAAATAAATCATTCAAATGGGTGATAAAAGGAAACTTTAAAAGAGTTAATCCTAGTCTCTCTTATGAGGCGAAACATCTGGTTGCGGGGACTTCCTTATTATATTAACTACCACCTTTATAGTGAAAACTTTAAAGGGAACACGATTAAAAATCGTACCCAATGGTAAAAATGTTAGTATTTGGTTAATCCGCAGGCGACTTTCTAATATAAAAATGAAAGCGTTTCAACGACTGCAAAGATGTTGGTCTAATTTATTAGGCTTAAGGTACAGTCTACTCCTTTTATGAAAATTTAAGGTATAAGGTAATGCTGACTTTGATCCGCCATTTTTTAAGGTCAAAAACAGGGGAAATTAAAAGTTTGAATATCCCCTAGTAAGAATAAAACATTCTTGCGAAACACTTGGATGCGGGAAACTCCGTATAATTTTTACTACCACTTTTACAAGGAAACTTTTAAAAGGAACACGATTAATGGTCGTACACAACGGTAATAACGTAAAAATGTTGGACAATCCGCAAGATACTCTCTAAAGGTTAATGACTTCCAAAGAGAGATTTTCAACGACTGGTAAAGTGTTGGTCGGAGGAGTTGTCAACTCCAATGAAGGCTTAAGGTACAGTCTAGTCCTTTATGAAAATAAAGGTATTAACGGGAGATGAAATGAATTTGCATTTAGCGGCTTCATTAGAAGCAGAAGCAGAATTAAGATTATTGTCTGCATCAAAATATAAAATAATATCAGCACAAAGTTCAAAAAATATAATGTGTATAGTTCAAGATTCTTTATTGGGTGCATATCGTATGACTGTCGGAATACAACCAGTAAGAAAAGATCAGTTTTTTAATATTGCAATGGTATGTGATATTCCAGTAGATAAAATACAAGCAAAAATTCAACATATTAGAAGAATATATCAAGAAAAAGGAAAAAAAGTTCAATGTTTTCATGGTAAGGGTTTAATTTCATTGGCTTTACCTGATGATTTTATTTATGAAAAGAAAAATGGCGCTGACCCTAATGAACCTATTGTAAAAATTTATCGAGGTGTATTATATGAAGGAACATTAGATAAAAATATTTTAGGTTGCGCTCATAATTCTCTTATTCAAATTATAAATAAAGAATATGGTCCTGATGAAGCAGCAAATTTTATTGATTTAATTCAATTTATAACAAATAATTGGTTGTTAATTACTGGATTTAGTGTAGGATTAAAAGATTGCATGGTTCAAGGTGAAGAAAAAGTTCAAGAAATTAATGATGTAATCGAAAAATGTTATATTGAAGCAGAAAATATAAAATCAACTACTTATAATCCAAATATTAGAGAAATTAGAATAACCGGTTGTTTAAGTAAAGCTAAAGATATCGGTCTTAAAATTGCAAAAGATGCATTAAATGACGACAATAATTTCATCTCGACTGTGAAATCAGGTAGTAAGGGCGATTGGTTTAATATAGCACAGGTGACGGGTCTACTTGCTCAACAAAATATATCAGGTCAAAGAGTGCAACCAACATTAAATAACGGAAAGAGAACATTACCCCATTATTCTTTTGATAAATTAGATAAAAGAGATGAATATGAATCGCGTGGATTTATTGATTCTTCTTTTATTAAAGGATTAAATCCAAAACAATACTATTTTCATAGTATGTCTGGAAGAGAATCAACGTGTGATACTGCTATGAATACGGCTACTTCAGGGTATATACAGAGAAGAATAATAAAATTAACAGAAGACATAAAAATTCAATATGATAATTCAGTAAGAGATTGTTGCAATTCAATATATCAATGGGCTTACGGAGAAGATGGTTTAGACCCTAAAAAATTATTAAAAATAGGAAAAGATTTGGAAATATGCAATGTTTCAAGTATTGTAAATAAGTTAAATATGAAACATGAAGTTTTGAATAAAAAGATGAAGAGAAAAAATAAATAAACAATCATATATACTATATTTTTATTTCTAACCAATTTGGTTAAAAATAATGCATGAATATTTTGCTATGGGATAAAAATCACAATGTTAAAAAAAGTGTAAAAATAATAACTATTTACAGCCGTTTATTTTAAAATGGGACACTCAATTTTTAACTTAATATATAGCACTTGAATAATTTTAATATTTATTTAAATTTTTAAAAATATTTTATTTTTAAAATTTAGAAAATGAACAATTAATAAATGATAAAACAAATTAAAATTGTAATGATTGGATTAACAAACACAGGAATTTCATCAATTATAAATCGTTTTATATCTAACTCGTTTAATGATAATAATGAAAATACAATGAGAGTAGATTATAAAAGTATCATTGTAGTTAATAACAATTTAAAATATTATTATAGTATATATTCTATTTTAGGAAATATAAATTTATCTAAAGGATTTTATAACTCAACAAGATATTTTTTTATAGTTTTTGATATAACAGATGAAAAATCATTTCAAGATGTTGATTTATATTATAATCAAATAAAATCAAATTCAATGCATCAGTATATTATATATTTAATCGGAAATAAAAAAGATTTATGTTCTGTAAGAACAGTATCAAAAATCGAAGCTTCAGATTATGCATTAAGAAATCATATGATTTATTATGAAACATCAGCGAAAACAGGAGAAAATATAGAAAAATTGTTTTTATCCATTTTAGAATATGAAAATAAAAATAAATTTGATGATGAGAATATTGATTTAATTGAAACAAAATATAAATGTTTGAAATGTTTATTCTAAAAGAAAATCCTTTAACTTTAAAATAAAAAATTGATTTTTTAATTTTCGATTCCTTAAAAATAATACATATAACATGGAATCAGATAAAGTATTATCAGTAGTATTTATTTTAGACAATTCAGGTTCAATGGTTGAAATGAAAGATGAACCAATACAAGGATTGAACGCGTTTTATAAGACACAGAAAGAAGCAGGAGATTTCTTGTCTACTTTAATTTTTTTTAATAGTAAAGTATCTTTTATACATAAGAATTTAAATGGAAAAGATGTTCCATTATTATCAGAAAAAGATTACGGTCCAAATGGAATGACAGCCTTATATGATGCAATTGGAGAAGGAATAGAATATCAAAAATCACAAAAAGTTGAAAATGTAATCGTTGTAATATTAACGGATGGCGAAGAAAATGCATCATTGAAATATACTAAGAAAGACATAAAAAAAATGACTCAAAAAATGGAAGAAGACCACAAATGGGTTTTTATGTATTTAGGAGCAAATCAAGATTCATTTAAAGTTGCTGATGGTATTGGTGTGTCGTATTCAGCTAATTACGATTATACTCCAGAAGGTTGTAGAAGAGTAATGAGATCAATAAGTGATAACGTATCGAGATGTATTTCATCTAAAGAACCAAGTGTTACATTTAAAGTAGATTTATCACAACAAAATGCAATTTCTGATACATCACCACCACCACTCGATTTACCACCTTCTTTTTTATTTCAAAGAATGTAAATTGATTAACGTTTTTTTTTATTTTTATACATTTATGTATAAAAATTTACATATTCATTTGCTCTTCTTCGTTTAATTTAGTAGAACCATCGTATTTATAAGCTAATTTTTCTTCGATGAGAATATTTGAAACATTTTTTGTTTTATCATCGATATAAATATTACCTAATAAACGACCATATTTATCAAATTCTAAACATTCTAACCATACAAGACAAATATTCTTATCAAATAGATCTACAATTTGTTTTTTTGAAATACAGATAATATTGTTTATTTTTTCAGAAGGACATAATAATTCAATTAGCCTATATTTTGCTTTTAAACCTTTTTCTTTTAATATTTCATTCTTACTATGTATTTCACAAGTATCAATACCATTTAATCTAACGTGAAATTTAAAATAATTATTGAAAATAGGAATAACAACTGTAATAGTATCTCCGTCAGTAATATTAACGACACGAGCATATGTTTTTGTACCATTTAAAGAAAATAAAGGTGTTTCATTATTAAAATATTTTAGTTCTTCTTTTTCTTTAATCATTTATTATTTAAGATAAAATTATTTAAAAGTTTATTTTTTTTATAAAAATGTCAACAGAAGAAGATGAAAAAGGATTAGTTCCTGTTAATAATGGATTAGTATTAGAAAATTATAGATGGACACAAAATCATAAAGATGTTTCAATTACTATACCACTTGAATCAAATACGAGAACTAAAGATATTGAAATTATATTTAATCCAACTACTTTAAATGTTAAAATAAAAGGAAAAGAAATAATAAATGGTGAGTTATTTAGTGTAATAAAATCAGAAAATAGCACATGGTTGATTGATGATGGTGAATTGGTAATTGAATTAGATAAGAAAAAATTTGATGAATGGTGGGATTGTGCTTTGAAAGGAGAACCAAAAATTGATTTATCTAAAATTGTAACTGGGAAAGGGTCATTAGATGATTTAGATCAAGAAACAAGAATGACGATAGATAAAATGTTATACGATCAAAAGAAAAAAGAAGAACAAGGATTTTATAAACATTAAAATTTTATATTATTTTAAATAAATGAAATATAAAATTTTCAAATACACTGGTAATATTGAAACATTTATTCCAAAAACTTCTACAATAGATGTATTTGCATTTGGTGCAAGAGGAAGTTATGGAAATTTAGGTGGTGGAATACCTGGTAAAGGTGGAATGGTAAAAGCTACATTAAAAGTTCAAAAAAATATACCTTTATACATAAAAGTTGGAGGAATATCAACCGAATATGCTGGTTGTAATATAAAAAAAGGAGGTGAATCAACTGAAATTAGATTGAAAAAAAATGACATACATTCTCGTATTTTAGTCGCAGGAGGAGGTGGAAGTGTTGGTGGTTATAATGGAGGTTCTTATGGAAATAATCCAAAACCAAAAGGAGGTTCTGGTGGCGGAAAAAAAGGAGGTTCTTCATCAGGTGGAGGAGGAGGACAAAATAATGGAGGAATCGCTGAAAAATATTCATCTAAATGTAAAGGTAAAAATGGAAAATTTAAATATGGTGGAGTAGGAGATAATATATGCGGTTGTAATGGAAGTGGAGGAGAAGGTTGGTATGGAGGAGCAAGTGGTACAAATGAAGGAGGAGGAGGTGGAGGTTCTAGTTATGTAATACCCGGTTCTTTAGATATTAAACATATAAAAGGAATTAATGATGATAACGGAATTTTAATAATTTTTTATTAACTTTTTTATTTTTTTAATAGTTTTTTCTTTATTTATATATAAAAGATGAAAAAAGATTACAAAAATTGGCAAGATTATCCGGGACCGGCAAGAGACTTAATATGGTCTACTGATCCTGATTTCATTTCTTATATTGATCCACAACATGCTCTAAAACTTGATTTAGTATTGAAACGTTTGAATTATAATATTTTACTCCTTCTGCTAGAAAAAAAAAATACAATAGAAAGAGCACGTAGGACAGCAGATATGCCTGAACTACGTTTAAGTGTTAGTTCATTACATCCAATGGTTATTAATATAGAAAATCAACAATATACTCAACAAATAGTACAAGAAGAATTACGATCAATTCGTGAAAGATTTAGTCCTTCTGAATTAAAATTTATAAATCCATTTTTAAAATTTCCTTCAATTTCTGTTCCATCAGAAACAAAATATTTTACACCTAAACAATTTCCGTCAGCGTCGGAAACAAGATATTTTACACCTAAACAATTTCCTTCCTATTCATCATCTAAAAGAAAAAAAAGAAGTAGAAGAAGTTCATCATCTAAGACGAGCATGTCATAAATACTTTACGGTCGAATTTTTAAAAACGAGGCACGTTGTGTCATAACGATTTACATGAAATTACAAATTTTACAGTCGAATTTTCAAAAATGAGACACCTATAATTTACAGTCGAATTTTCAAAAATGGGACACCTGTAATTAAACTGGATATTAAGTCTAATTCTTGTTTTTGTGTTTTATTACCTTTAAGGTAACTAAACA